GGTCAGGGGTTCGAGTCCCTTCAGGCATACCATAGGTTTAATACTTAAACCGTTCTACGGCTGGCTAAACCTCCCTTAGCCAAGCCGATTCTTTTTGTATTCTTAGGATTGTTAGGATCAACAATCTTAAAATCATTACCAATCAAATCTCTAATATTATTAGCAGCTTTGGTTTGCTTCTTAATTAAATCCACCACATCTTGATCACTCATTCCTCTTTCCCTAGATCTAGGAATTGTCTGAAGAGTCTTCAAGTTGTTGCTGAGTTCCTGCAAAGCCAGTGCTTTATCTGTAGCTCCAGATCTTTCTAAAGACACTGCTAAGTTATCAATAATATTTACATTGCGTGTACTAGCTCTGGTATTTAATCCAGAGATTATTGATTGATTGCTATCTGTAACAGGTAACCAACCAGCTTTAGTTGCTGCCTTTCCACCAGTATGTCTGAACTCATTCTTAAATAAATTCTTTACAGTGTTGTAGGTTTCGTAAACATCTTTAGTTTTCTCAGTTCCTTGTTTAATATTCTCAATTAAATTAAGACCGTCTTTGTCTACTTTATTTGCTAACTCAAATAGTTTATTATCTAAATGTGATGTAACTTTTTCCTGCAATCCTAGTGAAGCATATTGTTTTCTGACTTTATCAAAGTCAGTATTCATTTTAAGTTTCTCACTCTCAACAAAAGCGTCTTCAGTTTCTCTATATCCTAAGTTGCGTGGAAGACCCATTGGTCTAGCTATTGTAGGATCGCCTGTAATAGTCTGAGCAATGATGTTCATATCCTTTTTATAATATGCATCTATAGGAAGATCAACTCTTCTGAATAAGTAATCAGCATAAGGAATCTCAGTGTATGAAATATTCTCTGGAACCTTTCCACCAAAAGCTGGATCTCTATAATTCAATCGAATATCACCAGTGAATGATGTAGCACCTACATCAAGTTCCATGTGTGTCTTATCACCACCAAGTGTTTGAGGATCAAAGAAACCTCTCTTAACTTTAGCAGGTGTTCTTTCTGTAATAGAACCATGAATCAATATCTTAGGTGGAGCATCTTTGTATTGCTCTCTTAAGTCATCCAGTTTCTTCTGGTATCCCTCAGCAAACTTAGCAAAGCTTTCTACATCTGCAGGATTATCAGGATTAAATTCTTTACCTGTTTTAATTCTATAGTCACCCTGTGCTACAGCAATGGCATCCTTCTCAATACCTTCAAACATAGGCGAATCTTTGATGGTATCGAAAGCTTCCTGTCTCATAACTTTAATGCTAGATAATGTATTCTTTCTAACTTCTGCATTAGAAATACCATCAGCATTCATTTCTTTTGTTGGTCCACCAAAGCCGGGCTTATTCAAGTTCGTGCTTGCAATTGGTGTAGTGTAGATAGAAGGCTCTTCTGTTGGAAGTGCTGTGTTAATCTCTGGTAAAGGTTCTTCAACCTTAGGAGCAACAGAAGTTTCAGGCAAAGCCTCTTCCATCTGCTTAGCCACTGGAGCAGTTTCTTCTACTTGTTTAACTACTGGAGCCACCTCTTCCACTGGTTTAGATACAGAAGGACCATACTTGTTCTTGATGTATGGTGTCTTAGCAATAGCTGTAGCAGCACCTTCTTTAACTGCAGCCACCTCAGGTTTAACCAATGCCTTAGCTGTTTGTTCAATAGCAGGAGCTACAGAATACTTAGACACAATCTCACTCAGAGGCATAATGCTTTTCTTAAGAGCAGTCTCTGCAACTTCTCCAGCAATTTTCTTAGCAGCCAGTCCACCCAGATCCATATGGACAACGCCACCAACAGCATACCCTGAACCAATGACATTGGTCTTTCTAGCCAAGTCAATCAGTTCTCTGTAGTCAGTCTCTGGATTTAAAGGTCTTCCATATGTTTCTTGAAAATCACCAGTGAGTGCTTTAATCTTAGCACTAGTCATCTTCTTCATTTGAGTGTCATACAAAGAAGCTCTACCCAAAGGTTTAACATCACCACCAGCAGCATAGCCGGGCAAGTCTCTCATGGCTGCAGCAATAGCCAAAGCAGAAGCGTAGTCTTTGGTTGTCTCCAAGTCCTTGCCTTGCTGTTCTTTGTATGTCTGTACCACCACACGCTTAAGTTCTGGTGGCAGTTTAGAATACTGAACTTCATACAGTCGAGGTTGCTTACCTTCTTTATATGCAGCAGCAGTAGACTTGTCTGACGCAATTTCTTTAGCTGTTGATCCTGCCCAAGAGATCAAGTTCTGCAAAGCAATCTTCTGCATGTCTTGACTTGCATCTTGATAGAAAGAAGTTTTCTTCAGGTTATCAAACTGTTCAACAACCAATGGAGCCATGATCTTACGAGCATCAGCATCAACAACTTTATCACCAGTGGTACTGAAGATCTTCTCGCCCGGTATCTTTAGTCTAGTAACCTCTGCTTCAAGCGCAGAAGGCACAGCCTTAATAGCAATACCAGTGAACATCTTCAATGGACCATTTTCATTGAAGACAGCCTTCTCTCTCAGTGGTGGTTGGTACACTGGAAGTTCTTGTTTAAGAACAGGAGTACGCTTCATCAATTGATTTATAGCTGAAGATTTAAATCCTTCTTCACCTGCTGGAATCTGATATGCATCTCTAGGCAATGTCTCATTACGGTCAATAGCACCAATGATGTCACTGATCTGTTGGAAAGGTACTAATGCTCTACCGAAGTATTCACCAGCCCACTCACCAAAGAATGTTCTAACTTTATTCTCTGCTGTGTTTTCACCAGTCTGTGCATTGGTCTGTGCTTCAGCAAACTTATCACCAAGCCATGAGTATGTACCTGCTGGTGCTTTAAGACCAGTCATTGCTTCTAAGAATTCTTTTGATTTGAATTCGTCTGTTCTTCCATTCTGGAATTTAACAAGGTAATCACCCAAAGCAAGGAAAGGAGCAGCAGGGAATAGTGCTCTTGTATCTACAGTAGATCCATCTGGATTCTTAATGTTGTACCACTCAGTGTCTTGGTGGTCTTGTCTGTATTTATAAGCAGCATAAACAGCAGCAGTTCCTACAGTACCTTTAGAGAAGTTCTCTAAACCAAGGGTCAACTGTTTAGTACCCATATCTGTTTCGCCTTTAGCCAGTTTTGTTAGGCCAGCAGCAATGTCTGTGCTACCAGACAACGCACCAGTAGGCATGTGTTTATATGTCCACTCCATAGCATTAGCCATGAAACGTGGGAAAGGAATAACAGTAGAACCAATAGGACCAAGCTCTTCAACAAACTTCACAGCATGGAACATCGGTCCTTTGGTAGGCATCTTACTGAATGTGCCAGTGAGTGCTTCATTAACAGCATTCTGTAACACATCAAAAGGTACTTGCTTACCTTGTGCCAACACATCATACATGTTGATACCAACACGGCTTAGTTGCTTTTCAACTGAAGCAGTGAACATAGCTTTACGGAAGAAAGAATCTTGTGCTACGTTCAGTGTGTTAGCAATCTGTGCTGCCTGAGATAGTTCATTAGTACCTGCCTCACCAGCAGTCTTAACCATCTTCCTGTACAAAGATGGAGTGCTTTGCAACAAAGCTTCTGTTACATCTGCAGATAAATCTTTCTGTCCTAAATAGAAAGCAGAGCGAACAGCATCATCGTACACACCTTTAAGTCCACCAGTAAAACTACCAGTGACTGGTTTACCTGTAGCAAGTTCACCTGCTGTCTTACCCATTCTATACAAGGCAGACTCAATAGTTTCTGAAGCTGTACCAAAAGTAACAACAGCCATACCAGAGAAGGCATTGCGAATAGTTGTAGAAAGTTGAGACACCATCAAGGCTTTCAACTCTCTATCAATACGCATACCAAAATCTTTGATACCAGAGAATGCTGAAGTGATAGCACTTCTATCACCATACATCTTGTTGAGTTCGGCTGCAGCAGCAGGATCAATGTTCTTTAACTTGTTCTGTAATCGAGCAACTACAGACAAGCTTTGCAAAGAACGAGCAGCATCACCAACAGATGTTCTAAACATCTTAGCAAACTCATCTGGTGTTACATCAGCAGATGCCAGTGCTCTTTCAAACACAACATCATCAAATGTATCTACAGACTCAAGAGTACGCTTGATAGCATCAGATACTTTCTCTGTCTTCTGTGGAGCAAACTCAGGGATCTGTTTCCAAATGTCTTGAGCAATCAGTGTTGCTTTCTTATTCAGATCATTTCTAACTTCCATCTGTGCAACAGATGTAGGTTTGCCTTGATCATCAAGAAGCTTGCGTCCTTCAAAGATATCAAAGGAATCTTCCAATGCTTTCATTGTAGGATCGGCAGCTTTAACCTCTACTGTGGGAGCTGCTGTTTGTTTCTCTACAGTGCTGGCTGCTTTATTTTTTAGAACATCATCCAGTCTTAATGACTTATTGCCTTTACCTTTAATGAAAGGTAACACACCAATAACTTCACCTGCTGCGTTCAATGTACCAGCCAAGACTGCTTGACTTGTGCTGACACCTTCTTTAATTCTTTGGTCTAATAACTTAATTCGTTCCTGTAGTTTTTGTTGTCCTTCAGGAGAAAGTGTTTTAGGATCAATGGCTTTTGATTCATCAAGTTGAGCTTGAAGAACATCCAAGTCTATCTTCTGTGACTGTACATTCTGTGTAGCACCGCTAGTAAAACCTACTGCAGGTGCAGCGGAGGCCACAGCAGATCCTCTAGCAGATAACAAAGCAGCCTTTGTGCCTTTCTCTGCTACCATCTTTGTCAATGGCGTGGCTACAAATTTACCAGCACCCATTGTGAACATAGTTCCGGGATCGCTGATAATGTTGGTAACAAAATCTACAAGAGGAGCCATACCTTTCTGGCCTCTATTCTGCTCATCAAAAACACCAGCAGTGTTTTTAAACAAGTCATATACAGCACCAGCTTTTAATACAGCATCTGGTTTGGCATTGTTAAGGTAACCAAGTTCTTGATAACTATCAATAGGATTGCTATCCACTCTACGCATGTGTGTGGCAAAGCGGTTAATGAAGTCTTCTTTAGTCTCACCTTTGCGAGGAGTGCCTTCTTCTTTACCGAACCTAGCTAAAGCATATTCTTGAATAAGCTTGTAGTTATTATCATCTTTCCACAGAGCATCAAAAGGAATCTTCTGTGCTTCTTCTTCTCTAATCTTTGCTGCTCTTTCTGTAAGGGCAGTAGCTCTCTGACGAGGAGCAAGGAAAGCAGGTTTAGTTAAGTCTTCTGCTGGCTTCTCTACAGGCGTAGGTGCAACAGGTTGTGGTGCAGCAGGTGCAGCAGAAACAAAAGAAGAAAACTCATCTTGCTTAGGAGAAACAGAAGCCCCAGTAGGGGCTGCTGTGAAGAGGTCAAATTCATTAGCCATTAATTATTCCCAGTTAGTACCGTTCCACTTCTTAGTTGTACCATCTCTTGATCTGTATGTGTTACCTGCAATCAATTTACTTGTGTCTGGTTTACCTTCTGCTGTATAAGGCAGGGGTGAAGCAGCAACAGGTGTTGATCTACCACTAGGTGTTGGGACAGGAGCAGCAGAAGCAGCGGTTGCTGGAGGAGTCTCTGTAGCTACAGGAGCAGCTTGTGGTTTATTAGCCTCAATATCCTGCTGAGTCAATACATTACCACCAACCACAGGCTTACCCTCTTTAAATCCAACACCAATAGAGATCAAAGCATTCTTATGGAATTCAGATTTAGGAGCACCATTAACAGTGAAGTCATTAACAACTTCACGATTCGCCTTAGCAATAGCAGCTCTGAATTGTTCATCACCAATACCCTTAGGTGTCATAGTAATTGTACCATCCAGACCCACTGTAGAAATAAACTTACCGGGGATAAGTTCCTCAAGTCTAGCAGCCTTAGCTCTGTTAGCAATAGTAATCCAATTGGCAGCAGATGTTCTCTCATCTGCTGGGAGAGCTTTCAAATAAACTTTACGCTGCTGTAAAATATTCTCAAGTTCTTTAGCTTTCTTATTTCCTTCTGGAGTGCCTAGTGCTTTATTCTTTTGAATATCATTAACTAAGTCACTTTGAATCTCAGGTTCTTGTTTCTTCTCAAGTCTCATCTTCTCTTGAGTGATAATCAATTTACCAAGATTAGCGTCTGCTTTCTCAATAGCAACTGGATCATTTGACATCTGAGCTTGAACATGTTCAGCCTTGAGTCTCTTCTCCAGCTTATCAAAATCTTCTGGCTTAGTTAAAGCAGATGGATCTACTCTACCCATGTTAGCAACAAAAGCAGATGCTGGTTTATAAGAAGCTACTAGGTCTTCTAAAGACACGCCAAGTTTAGCTGCTGTTTGTTTAGCAACAATAAGATTCTTTCTTGCAGTTCTTTTTTCTAAGAAAGAAGCGTCTTCAGGAGCAGCAAAGAATTTCTCTGCATTGTCTCCAACTTCCTTTTGCAAGCGATAGATATTATCAAAGTGTTTATTGATATCAGTAGTAGGATCTACACCTTCAACCTGCTTAATAAAACCTTTTGATGTTTTCTTAAACCACTCTGGATCATCATCCATCTTCTTAAGAATGCTTTCAGCCAGCTTAGGCTTAGAAGCAATGTTAATCAATTGGCTGTTGTCCAAAGTTCCATCAGCAAACTCAATACCTCTAAGAGAGTTAACAACCTTAGTTGCTTCTGTTCTCTGTGTATCTAGTTCTTTTTTCTTTTCTTGTCTAGCTGTATAAGCTGATTTAAGTTTCTCTTGAATATCAGCAGCATTAGCAATATCCTCTTGTTTAGTTTTCTCAGTGAATCCTTCAAGAGCACCTGCTAAAAGAGGGAGTAAAAAAGCAGCCATTACATATTTCCTTTAGACATCAAACCTTTACTGGAGCTTGCTAGTGATTTAATAGCCTCTTCAGTTTTCACTTCTGAATCTTTCTCTTCTGTGCTATTAACAACTTTCTCCACAATACTTCTATCAAGTACCTTACCTTTAAGTTCATCTTCTGCTGTAATATAATATTTAATATTATTTAATTCAGCTAGAGTGATAAGCAGTTCTACAATGATAGGCATCACCAAGAAGCCTACGTCAATCGTATGAATACCCTTCATCATATTGTAACTGATAGCACCATTAGCTAGTGTCTGAAGAGGAACACCCATCTCAATAGCATCAAGTGATTTATCGATGGCATCATCATCACTAGTAAGCTTATCAATATAGAAGTCAGCTACTTGTTGAATAGTTGTATATTGTGGGGGCTGTTCCCAAGGAACACTGCCCGGCTCCACTGTCAAAGACATACCGGGAATAGGAGCTGACAAGAAATCTTCAGGCTTTACCATTTAAAAGCTCCTTCTTTTGCTTACGAATAATCTCAACATATCTAGCTACTTGTTGTTCAGCAGACATCTTACCTTCTTGTGCTGGTGCTTTCTTCATGGGACGTTGAACAATACCCTTTGATACTTCTTTAGTAGGCTCTGGTGTACTCTTATCCACCAAACTATTAATCCTACTATAGTACTTCTTAAAGTTCTTCATATTATTTATTCTCCAAAGCATCAAGTCTTGCAGAAAGTTTATCAACTTTAGCAACTAGTTCATTAACTGCTGCTACTAACAATCCATTAACTGCTGCGTAATCAACCATATCAATACCAACAGCAAAGGGTTTAACAGCATCAGGTAAAACTTTCTTAACCTGTCCAGCCAACACACCCATAGTTGTTACAGTGCTGCTATAACCAAAAGGCTCAGCCTCTACTTTATAGTTGTATGAGTAACCATTCAATTGTTTAACTTTGTCCAAAGCATTAGTGATGGTTCCATGAACATCTTTCATAGATTCGTCTGACAAAGCAAGCAAAGCTACGGCTGTACCAGCAGTCTTTAAGAGGCTTCCCTTAGTTGCAGCATTCTGTGTTTGAACACCTGCTTGTACTTGAGCCTCACCTTGAATGGTGGCAACAGCAAGTTTGTTAGCTCTATCTTGATCATTCTGTCCTTGTTGCCAAGCATATGTAACAGAGTCTCTATAGAGTTGTGTCTCATTGTTGTACTCTGCCAATGTCATGTTCTGTGACAACTGAGCATTCAAGTTGTTAGCTGCATTAGTTGCTGCTGTGTTGGCAGTAGAGATTTCTCTTTGCCATTGAGCATTAGACTGATCAATAACCAATCGTTGTGTGGCATTGAAAGTCTCACGTTGGTTCTGAGCCTCAGCATTAAACTTAGCCAGTGCGTTTGCTTGATCTGTATTGAATTGAGCAATTGCATTCTTCTGAGTAGAATTAAACTGACTTACTTGTGTTGACAATGTGTTGTTAAACTGATCAACCTGAGTAGTACTAGAAGCATTGAACTGCATAGCAGCATTGTTAGAAGCAGCATCAGTCAACAAAGACTGTGTCATCTGCTGTGTCTTAAACAATGTTGTTTGTTGTTGATTGCTCAAGTTAGCCATATCCATTTGCAGGAATGCCTGAGCATTAACAACAGCAGCTTGCTGTTTATTAGTTAAGTTGGTTGTTTCAAGAGAAGCAATCTGTGCAGCTTTAGCCATGATCAAAGCTTGATCATTACTCATGTTAGCCAGATTCATTGTCTGTGCTGCTTTAGAATTCTCAAGAGCAATCTGCTGTTGAGCAGAGAAGTTCATGTTAGCTACGTCAGCAACCTTAGCAGCATTAGTAACTCTAGACTGGAAGGCTTGGTCAAAGTCTTGACCTAAGAAAGCAGCACGTTGTTGTGCGGCAAGTACAGCAGTTTGTTGTCTGTTAGACAAATTCTGTGCAGCCACTTCTTGATAAACTTTTGCATCGGCAGAAGCAATAGGAAGAGCAGCTTCAAGTGTAGCTTGAATCAAAGCTTGACCTGCCATACTGGAAGCACCAATACCTCTAGCAGCCAGTACAGCAGTGACATTGCGAAGATTAGCAGCAGCCCAAGGTGGTGGATTACCTGAGTCAAAGTTCTTCATCAGTTTATTTAACTGACCTTGAACAGTCATCTCTTCAGTTACTTCTCCTTTAGCTGCAGCTTCTTGTGTTGCTTTTGCAGTGGCTTCAGCTTTAGCCATATCAACAGCAGAAGATACAGTCTCACCTTCACCCAGTGTTCTAGTAGGAGCATTCTCAACTTTAGTTGCTGTTCCTTGTGCTCCTTCTAAACCAGCCACTGCTGTAGAAGTAGGAGCCATTGTCTGAGCAGCCACTTGGCTTTCTTTACCAACAGTACCTGTTACAGCATTAACATTCCTTAACAATCCTGCTACATCACCAGCAGTTTGTGCTGCTTGATATGTAGATGCTTGTACGTTTGTGGGAGCAGTAGCAGTAGACGCAGTGATGGCTCCAGCATTCTCTGCTGTGTTAGCTGTCTCTCCAGCTCTTGCTGTTGTGTCAATGTTCTGTGCTTCATTAACATCAATCTTCTTAGCAGTGACTTGTGTTGCATCAGCATTGATTGGTTTACCTTTAGCATCAAAGGTAATATCACCACCACCAGTTACAGCACCAGTTTCTTCTCTTTGTTTACGAGCAATGTCCTGAAGGGCTTGCCAGTCTGCTTCTGTCTGTACACCTGAAGCAGCTCTAATCTCTGCATCACTCTTACCTTCTTTAAGTAAGTTATTGTAGAAGGTGGCTTTCTGTGCAGGAGTACTTGTCTTAACGTCTTCTGATACAGTGATACCACCAGCACTGGTTGTTCTTTTTCCTGCCAGATTTGTTAAGTAGTTCCAGTCAGCATCAGATTGTGTACCAGAAGCGGCTCTAATTTCTGCATCTGTTTTACCTGCTGCACGTTGAGAATTATAGTAATCCGCTTTTTGTTCAGGTGTAGTAAGTGCTGCTGTTGTATTAACACCACCACCAGTAGTTGATTGAAGTTGATTACCAGTACTGGTTCCAAGGTTAGCAGTGTTATTAGTGTTCTGTTTAACAGAACCATCACTACCTCCGTCTGCTGTATTAGTCGGAGCTTGTTGCCACATGCTGAGGGACATATCCCCACCCTCAACCCAGTTCCAGTTTCCGGGAGGCTTCTTAGAAGAATCACCTAAATTATATGTACTACCATCTTCAGCAGTTAATGTATGTCCATCAACACTTCCCCCTGCTACATACCTACGCCTCATCTTAACCAGTCCACCTTTAGCCATACGCTCAGCAAACTTATTGGTGATGGCAGCATACTTGGCTTCCAGTGCAGGAGAAGATGCAATGAACTCATCAAAGCCTTGCATAGGACCATCGTATCCTAGCTTCCTAGCTACGATCTCCTTTTGTTGTGCTGTAAAATCTTTCATATGTTTCTTGGTTTCTCTATTGCTTCTGTCATATAAGTAAGTATATTTCTATTATCTCTTAAGAGTGCTATCACTCCAACAGCTAGACAGTATACTTGTCTCTCAGACATGTTTAATTGGAAGCAGTCGTCTATAGCGTGGATACATTCATGTAGTAACGTATCTACTTCCGCTAAGGGGTGCTGACCAGACTTAATTTTAATTACATAATCAGTGTAGTCAAACTCGCCTAACTGATTTGGTAATTCATCCACAACCTTTATAGGTACTTCTCTACCTACGATACTGAGAGAAGAAGGAAGTTGCATTATATATCTTTATCTATTGTCATACCACAAATATGGCACTTAGTCAATCATCTTGACAAAACATCAACAGCTTTGTTAATGTGTAGGATACGGTCTTCAAGACCAATTGTGCCACCATTAATAACTTTTGTCATCTTAACAAAGTCTTTACTGTTGGCGTATTTGTTAAGACCATGCGTCTGCCAGAACCATCCGGCTGTCATGGCTGCAAATCTAGGCGTTCTGACCAAGTCAGGGTTTCTAACAAAGTCTTCACCTAATGCTTGACCAGCGTGGAAGAAGTTTGCATTGCCAGTTAGCTGAAGAAATCCGGATCCCCGGTACAACCACCCATCCCCAGAGGCTTCGTCTCTGTTTCCCATACGATTGCCATAAATCCTATTGGCAATCTTCTGTGGCTGTTTCTCATACTGAGCTGCTGTCTCTGGCGTAAATCCCCACTGACGCTTAGGAGTTTGTGGGAATAACTTCAATAGTGTTGCTGCTCTGTAGTTAAGGTTTTCTTCCAATACTTTAAAGTTGCCACACTCATGTCCACACTGACCAATCCAACTAGCTTGCTGAATAGGAGAAGTAATACCAAAGCGTTCAAATGTCTCATTAAAGCTATCTGCCAATGAAGGATCAATATGAAGTTGTCTTAGTTGTTCACTGTTTACCATTTGCCAATTCCCTCATTTCGTTGTAGGCTGCGACACAGGCTTGATGTTTGACGATGGCTTTGTCTCCTTCGGCAACGATGTCGATAAGAGCGTTGATAGTCTGTCGCTCAAGTTCGCTTGGCTCGTCTCTGCTATTTCCTGTGGCAGAGGCGGTATCTGTGCTGGCTTGTACACAACTGGTGGCGGGGAGCCGCAACCTACCAGTGTTAGCAAGCTCACGCATAGCAGACTGTTTCTTAGATACTTCATTTTGGGCCTTTCTCAAAGCTGTCTCTTTGTCAGCTAATTTAGAAGTCATGTTTTTTTCAAGTTCACGAGCTTCTTCATTCTTCTTAGCAATTTCAATTTGCATTTCCTGATCTCTGTCTGTCCATCCGTAGTGGTAGCCACCACGATATGTACCAAACAGTGCAACTATTACACCAATGATTAACCAAGGTAGTGGGATAGGAAACATTATTCAGATTCTTTCCTAGCTGCTGCAATTTCCTCACGCTCATGATCAGGCTCCAAATGTTCTGGAGGTGTTGTAGGAGGTGGAGGAGGAGTCCAAGACTCATCTAGTTCTGGGTTCTTCCATACTGGCATAGCCCCGAAAGGCTGGCTAGGAAGGCCATAGGAAGACTGTGGAGGAGCGTAGCTACCCCCATAGCTACCAGCACATGGCTGCTGCATTGTAGGGGTGCTAGGCTTGAATGCGTTGGTGGCTGAGTTAACAGCCCTCTTACCTACAATACCACCAATACCACCCACAATAAGCAACACAATGTCATTCAACATCTTGGTGTAGGCTTGGTCAATCGGAGCCATACTCTTAATAGGTTGTGTCACAAATGTGACAGAGTACAGCAAAGCAAACACAATACCAAAGAGAATAATGGTAATAGCAATTACCACAAATCCCCAAATCCTAACCTCAATTTCTTCAGGGGTTAGGTTTGGTTTTGGTGGTAGTGGCTGGCTGGGAGTCAGCATTCTTATCAGTAGTTCTCTCAATTTGTTTCTCCAATACAGGGGCTACCAAATACTCAGGACATGTCTGAGTGAATAGGCAGCGAGGCTTCTGACATTGCTCAGCACCAAAGTTATCTGGATTCTGACAGTAGTAGCGGTAGCGATCTTCGCATCCCGCTAACAATATCAAGCACAAAGCAAATACATATTTCATTTCAAAGTTCTGAGTTTGTAGAGAGTGCTCAAGAAAAGAGCAACAGCTTCATCAATCAGATTCTGAATGGCTGTATCATCTTGAGGAACAGCGGTGTAACGCATACCTTCGATGCAGTCTAACAAACACTGAAGAGTGTCAGCAATAGAACCACTGTAATCATTAGGCATGAAAGGAATATCAATGATTCCGTTTCTACCTTGATATGCTTCAGTGATGCTGTCAGCAACTTCAACGACTTCGTTATAGAAGTCATTAAGTGTTTTGTGTTCAGCAAAGCTAGTTGTTTTCAAGTGTGCTCTATGAGCAATCTCTCTGCTCAAGAACAGAGTACCAACTAGTTCACCAATAGAACCACCATTTTCTTTCATTGTTCCACGTTGTGGGACCAAACCTTTAGCCATCATACTTTTCTCCTAAACATATACATCTACACTGTTTGCTTTTAAAACTTGCTTATCACATTGAACTTTATGTTTTGTATCAATCTGACGATTAAGTTTCTCAAACTCTTTTAAATTCTGTTGATGAATAACTCTTTGAGTTTCTTTCAACAACTGAATATTGTACTGGTGTGGTGTTACTCTCATAACCCAATCTTTCCCAATAGAAGTGCCATAATCTTGTTTGATAAATCATCTGGTAAAAACCTAAGGAAACCCAAGAACCACCAAGCAACACACCCATAAATGAATACCTTTAGAAACATATCAAATTGTTTCTGATATTCATTCATCGTCTGTTACCTCCACATCTATGAGTTGTTTGACAGAAGTCCATCATCTCATTAACACCAACAAACACTAAGAATAAAACAAAAGCACAAGCACTAATAATCATCACAAGTTCTTGCTGCTCTTGTTGTTTTTCTTTAGCCTTCTTTTCTTCAGCTTTCAATGCTGCCATCTCTTTAGCATCATCTCTATCCATCTCTGCTTGACGAGCCTTGATCTTGTTCCAGACATCAATCTTTCCTGTCTGCATAAACAACATCTTTAGTTCCTCTTCAAATGCTCTAGCCTGTTCCAAAGCCATTTCAATTTGAAGAGCGTCCCCCATGTTGGAACCCTTCTTCTCTCTCTTCGCTTGAAGCATAGCCTTAGTAGCTTGGCTCTTAGCATCAAACATCTTGCCAATCATAGGAGCAAGACCGCCAATATCGTTGGCTACCTTGCTTGCCTTCTTGACCATGCTAATGGCATTCTGTAGGCCATTGAGTGCGCTGATCGGATCAATCATTTATTCCACCTTCTTCCACTGTAGACAGGTGACATATGTCTTACCATCTACTTGCTTCCATGTCCACCGGACACATCTATACTTCTCCTCCTTGGAAGCAACAGGGAAAGATAATAAAATTATTAATGCTACTGATGTAGCTTGTTTTCTATAGCCAGCCATATAGCACCGAAGAAAGCACCAATGACTATCAAAGGTTTAACGGCTTTAGCAATCCACTCTAGTACAGTGAATGCACCAGAGGCTGCATTAAAAGCTGCAACAATTGCCTTAGTGTTTTCATCTAAAGTATCCACCTTAGTTTCAACAGCACATAGGCGTTCATAAATTTGAGCGTGACTAATATCTTGATCCATAATTATTTATAGATTACCTGTATTAGTTGAGGGGAAAGATCTATTTATTGCGGGCCATATAATACGGACAGCACCTCCTCCACCTGCTCCACTGTAGCCAGAGCCTGAGTTTGACGCACCACCACCTCCTCCATAATCACCACCAGCTCCGCCATATCGTCCACTGGACCCAGAACAAGTTACACCTGTAGTTCCACCACTTCCACCAGTTCCGCCACCTGCTGTGACAACACCGCTACAACCTTGTCCAAGAATACCTACTCCGCCTCCGCCAGAATCTTGAGTGCCACCAGCACCTCCTCCGCTAGTACTTGCAGTTGCTGATCCTGTGTTTTGACCTGCTCCGTTACCACCTGCACTGGAGTAACCACCTGCTCCTCCTCCACCTGAACGACCGCAGGTAGAACTTCTACCACCAGCACCACCATTACCACCTAGTACACCTGTACCTGAATATGTGCCACCAGTAGCAACATAGTTTCTGCTACCACCTTGACCACCTCCAGCAGTGACAGACAAAACAGTAGAACTACAACCAGAGAGTCCGTCACCGATAGTACTACAACCACTACATCGGGCTGCTCCGCCAGCTCCTACAACAACGGTATAACTAGCACCCGGGGTAGTAGAAATATTATTTTTATAAGCCAAAGCACCGCCACCGCCACCACCAGTACGCCTTCCAAAAAGACTATCATAAGAACCACTACCACCGCCACCAACTGCAACTACGGAAACAGAAGATACACAAGCAGGAGCAACCCATGTATAAGTACCGGGTGTTGTATACGACTGTTGACTAGGCGGAGGAAGACCAGCAGTAGGCCATAAATCTTTTTTTGTCCAGTATGCTTGTTCTTCAATTGTCCAAACACCAGAGGCTGTACTGGTTGAATAAGGACCAGAAGGCGTTACTGGATTTTTCGTAATTAAACCACCGGGAAATTGTTTGCTCATGCTTCAACCTTTTCTCTATGCTTTACTTTAGATGTGATGATAGCAGTTGATGTATCTCTATCCATTGTCATGTACCCACGACAAGTAATGTTATAGTCTATTCCGTTTGAATCTTTTTCACTTTTTACTGGAACAGTGATATCTAAGTTCTTAAATAAAAACTCTTTACCATCTTCAAATACTCTCCAAACATGGTCTACTGTTCCTCTTCCTATTTGACCTCGACTTTTATTAAATCGAATTTGGTATGTCTTCATACAACCTCCGCAGGTGGCGGAACATCACATGAAACTTTAGGAACATTTTGTACAGTTAAATTAAAATGTACAAATTTAATTGGTAACTCACTTGCATGACGAGTAAACGAATGAGCCATCCAAGAATTAGTAAAGATTAACAATCCGGGTTTTGGTGCAAAGTTAATTGCTTTACTAGCAGGGGTTGCTACATTCATGTCTTGTTCCGGCAAATCAATTTGTACTTTTGCAGAACGTGGATCATGAAATACAACCCGAGAAGAATTCTCAGGTGTCTCTAAAAAATAAAAGCCTACAATTTGTGAACCAAAGCCATGAACATGTTGTTCCATTGCAGAATGTTTATGATGTTCTTGAGTCCACATCTCCATAAATGAAACAGCTTTTTCCTGCATGTCAAAGCCTTGTTCATTTAAAATATTCCAAGCTGTAGAACCAACAAACTCAGAAAATTTAGAAATTCTAGGATCATCAAAATAGTTACTACTCATGATCACAGGATAAATTTCATCAATGGTTTTCTTTTTACGTTCAACTTCTAAAAATTCTTCGGATACTGTATTAACAGAATCTAAAAAGTCAGGACGTTCAATTAAATAAATTGGACAAGGAAAATGATATGCAACTTGAAGCTGTGTATTCTGTATGACTTCTGCTACCTGTTCGGCTGCTTTGCATACCTTTTGTTTTGATTTTTTGCTTGATGTTTTTGACATTAGGTTAGCCTTTAAGGTTACGTTATTTCTGTCCATGAAGTAATAGATTCATCCCAACGATATACTTTACCATCGTTTGGATAAGGTGTAGGGGGAACAAAAGAACATGTTGTTGGGTTGAATGTCCAAGAAGGAAATCCGTTTTCTTCCCAGTCTGCTTTAAGTTTGTTTTGTTTTATTGTAATTTCTTCATCAGTCATACTGCGTGTATGCCACACATCTTTATAAACACCATCAACTAATTCATAGGTAGGTTCTGTAGTAACCCAAACTTCATAAACATTTAATACTGGTTTGGTGATACGTTCAAAGGGAACCCAGTGTTCAGGAATAGTCTTGAACACATCTATTAAATTTTCTTCCAAAGCAGGATGATTCTTTGGTTGTCCGTTTTCAATTTCTATATATAACTTCATGACTACCTCAAGAATTAAAGACTAATCCAAGACAGTGTAGGTTCGTCCCAAATATATATTTTGTTATCTTCTGGGTAAGGAACTGGAGCTTCCCAAAGACATGTATCTTCATTCAATAACCAACTTGGATGTGGTTTAGGTGGAATAAATGCATCACGTTGAGCATCATATGTATAACCTACTCCAGCATAATTTTTACGAAGTGCTCTTCCTTCAGGATGTTGACCACCATGAGTATTGTATGATGTCTGTAACCAACCTGTACCGAATGCACCAGAATCAATGACATCCTGATCAGCCACGATAACCTGTGTAACAATACCGTTTTCTACTTTTGCAAAATGTGTCATATTAGTTATTAAAATGTAATTGTTCCAGAAGCGGTATAAGTATAAATACGATAACCGCCTGACGATGTTACTGTTGGTGAACCTGTTGTAGATGTAGCAGCTCCATAAATTGTGGGATAACGAATAATCACAATACCGGAACCACCATTACCACCTACACCAGCACCAGAACCTGTTCCGCCTCCGCCACCTCCGCCACCAGAGTTTGTGCCACCAGCTCCACCACCACCAGTTGATGAATTACCATTTGCTCCTCCGTTTGAACCACCAGTACCAGCAACGTGTGATCCAGAACTATTTAAATATAGTCCACCACCACCGCCACCACCAGCTCCGCCATTTCCACCATTACAGCTTCTAGCACTATCTGAACCACCAGCACCGCCTCCGCCACCAGAGTAATATAAATTAGTACCTGAGATATTATATTGGCGACCAATACCCCCATTACCACCAGTACCATTACAAGAAGTTGTAACACCATCAGAACCTATTCCACCTGCGCCTCCTCCGCCACCTGAAGCATACGCTCCAGATTGTGAAGTTCCAGCACCTCCAGCAAATCCATAGCCTGTTGCTCCACCAGTATTTCCTTGTGTAGCAGAACCTGCGGTACGACTACCCGAGGGATAGTGTCCACCACCACCAGAGCCACCAGAGCCACCACCCCCTGAAGTACCGCCTTTACCCCCACCATTAGACGTTATGGTGTCGAACACGCTATTACTTCCTGCTGTTCCAGTGCTGCCTGATCCACCTGCTCCAACGGTTACTGTATATGAAGTACTTGCAGTAACCGAATGACATGTTTGGTACGAAAGACCACCACCGCCACCACCGCCAGCAATAAATGTATTTCCACCACCACCGCCAGCTACAACCAATACTTCAACGGCTGGTGGAGGAAGTACAACCCAAGTACCAGCAGCAATGGCTTGCATTTGTTGCGTTCTTGACCAAATCCCAGTTATATTAGGCATTGTTTTCTCAGAAAGTTATTGTACCAGAAGAGGTATATTTATAGATGTTATAACTACCATCAGTAGTTACTGTTGGTGAACCAGTTGTAGCAGAAGCGGTAGCTAGTGTTCTAATAATAACTACACCAGAACCTCCGCTTCCAGCAGCAGTAGTATTCTTACCACCTCCAGCTCCGCCTCCTGTATTAGCAGTTCCAGAAGTACCAGCAAGTCCATTACCTGCACCATTACCGCCACCACCGTTACCTCCAGTACCCCCAACGGCAGTACTGCTGTTGTAAACAGAACCACCGCCACCACCACCAGCATAGTAAACACTAGTACCAGTAATAGAATTGGCGATACCTATACCACCATTTCCGCCAGCAGATGTCCCAGATACTGTAGTACCTACTCCACCAGCACCACCACCGCCAGCAGATCCTTGGAATGGAGTGCCTCCTGACGTATCACCACCAGCATTTCCATAAGAAGTTCCACCAGCAGATACGCCTGATCCTGCTTGTGTAGATGTTCCACCAGCGTAGTTTGTTCCGTTGTTATTACCAGAACCACCACCAGAACCACCATTGACACCAACAGAATAGAAGCCTCCACCTCCACCGCCTTTAGCCACAATAACACTAGATCCAAAGACACTGTCATTGCCACTATTTCCGGGGACGGATCCGCATCCTTGAGTTACTGCTGTACCTCCAGCTCCCACAGTTACTGTATAAGAAACTGAAGCAGTAGCTGCATATGCTGTCTTATAAACAACACCACCAGCACCACCGCCACCACCGCCATTAGCATTACCGGAAGAGGCTCCAACTCCACCACCACCTCCAGCTACAACCAATAGATCAAGCAATATGGCAGGAGTTACTGAATTACTTGATGCACTATTAGCACTGTTGCCATAAGAATTATTTGCAGCAACCTGAAACGTGTAAGCAGTGCCATTTGTTAAACCACTTACTGTAACTGGAGATGAAGATCCAGTTCCAATAATACAACTAGGACTAGACCTAACTGTATAAGAAGTGATAGCACTTCCACCTACACATACTGGAGCTGTAAAAGCTACAGAGGCAGAGGCATAACTTGCCGTAGCTGTGCCAATAGTTGGTGGATTAGGTGCTTTCTGCCCATTATATGTAGCAGTGATGAAGCCGCCTTGGTAACGCATTGACATAGCGTTACTCCTTAACTGATATCTTCGTAGCTAATGCTGTAAGTGATACCGCTGGAAGTTCCAGATGTCACTGTAATTGATGTGCCTTCTTGTAAATAAATTGCAGTTGTTTTATCAACAGCAATCAATGAAGCATTAGCAGGAACAGATACTGTAGAAATAATTGGGTATGCAGTACCACCAGAAGGTGCGGAACCTGCAGCTACAGCACCGTTTGTATAAATAGAAATAGTAGCATTAACAGCAGCAGAGCCATTAACATTAGCAGCAACAATCTGATTAATTTTATAGACCTTACCGCTAGAAGCAGCATTAGGTAATAAAACTACAGCAGTTGTACCTGATGGAGTTAAATAAGTTGTATTGCCATAAATGGCTGTTACGTTGGTGATATTTGGATTTGCCATAAATTTTCCTTAGAAGCCCATAACCATAGCGAAAGCAATTGCCTTACCTGCTGATACACCAGCAGTTCCCCATACTGGAGCAGAACCAGAACCTTGTGATAAGAGTGCTTGACCTGCTGTACCTGCTGCACCAGTCAATGTCAAACCACTAGTAATGTTTGGTGTGGCAAGTGTAGGTGCAGTACCTAGAACAACAGAACCTGTACCAGTAGATGTACTGAAGTCTGTTAAACCAGCTTCCCAATCAGCAGCAGTTGTTAATGTTGTGCCAATACAAGTAACCATTGCAGTCACCTGAGCTGGAACAGTAATTACTGCATTAGAGCCAGAAGAAACTACAGACAATGTACCTGTACTGTTATTACAGATATGGAAAGACCAGCCTGTACGCAGAGTACTAGTAACTGGAAGTTTTACAGTCTGTGTAGTTGTACCAGTAAACAATTGGTAAAACGTACTTGTATTAGTAAGAGTAGTTGTTCCAGCAGCAGTTGCTGTAGATGTGTACCCAGTAAGGTTTGTTAATCCATAAGATGGATTTGAAACATCAGAAAGATTATTAGCATTAACTAAAAATCCACCAGCAGTAAACGATGCCTGAGTCCATGCTGAACCAGTCCAAACATACAAAGTATTACTTGATGTGTTCCAGTATAAAGCACCAGTCAATAATGCATTTCCATCATTATCAATTGAAGGAGCAGTTGACTTACTGCCTAAATATCTATCATCAAAAGCATCATAACTAGCAGCAGCATTAGTTTCACTAACAGCAGCGGCTGCAGCACTAGCAGCGGCAGCGGCAGTGCTTCCATACAAAGTATCAATGTATGTCTTATTTGTAGCATCAGAACCTGTAGTAGGTGTTCCCAAGCCAGTGACTTTATTTCCACCCATTGCAATGTCACCAGACATTGTTCCACCAGCCAATGCAAGTTTACCTGCTAAGGAGTTGGTAATTGTGGTAGCGAAGTTTGGATCATTGCCTAGAGCAGTGGCAATTTCATTAAGAGTATCAATGGTAGATGGAGCACCATTAATCAAATCAGAAATGGCTGTATCTACATAACCTTTAGTAGCAGCATGACTACTTAATGTAGGAGTAGATACGTTATTGATAGTTGTATTAGTAACATCAATAGTACCAGTAACAGTTAAGTCAGTGGCAGTGATAGTACCTGCACCAATGTTAGCTACTGGAAGAGTAGCAGTACCAGCAAGATAGAAGTCTTTGAACTTGTAAGAACTGTTACCAAAATCTACAGTGTTAGTTGTGACAGGAAGTATTGCACCGTTCTGTACTCTAATTTGCTCAGTAGATGTACCGCTAACATTAACAAACACACCGACTCTATTGTTTGTACCATCTACAACAACCTTATTTTTAGCTGTTGAATCAGCAACCAGAGGAATATAATCACCCTCCGCTGCTGTACCATCGTGCTTGTGACCACCTGATTGAGCAAAAGCATCACGAAGAGCATTAAACTCATTATTAACAGGCGTAGCACGAATAACTGCCGTTGGCAAAATATCCGCTGATGATTGTCTTACATATCCACTCAAGGTGTATTCTCCTTATCGCCTGTCATTCATAGAATAATTCAAGACCATTCCTTGAATCGTATGACTGGCATTGGTATCATTTGTCACATATCTAAACGAAATTGAAAAGCCTGAACCTTCAACATTTGTTTTAGCCACTGGTGATGGATTACCATCATAAATAGCTGCTGAGTCATACAAAGATAAGTTGTAATAGGCAGCAGCAGCCGCAGTACTAATAAGATTATTTCGAGGGTTAAACACACCCACACTATCTTCAAAGTCATAGGTAATACCCAAGACAATTGAAGCAGCTCCTTCGCCTTTTAAGAAGGTAGTTATATTATAAAAATTCTTTCTAATGGTAGGATCTTGGAAATAAAAGTAAGGTGTTTGATAAATACTTAATATTTCAGCACCATTAAAAGAAGTTCCTACTTCTTGTTTATGAACCTTACCAGTAGAATCACCATGAAGAACTATCTCATCTACTCCGATATAACCACTAGCAGCACAGGTAGCATAGAAATTAAACAAGGAACTAAACTCAAAAGCTAGTCCACCATTGTCTGCTTGTCTAAGTCCACCTAACAATCCTGTTGTTCCCTCCACTGGAGATAACAATCTAAATTGTGATTTCTTTCTTAGAATAACTGTGCTTAATGTTTCAGGATCAATTGATTCTGCAACAATATCATTTAATAAAGCACTAACAGTAAACTGAATCTGTCTAGAAATTGTTTCAATTTCAACGTCACCGATTCTATTAGTACCGGAGATAGGTCTAAATCCATCTGGACCTAAGAATAAAAGATTACCACCAAATTCAACAACACTATCTGGAACCAAACAACCTAGATTAGTTGTAACCTCTGACAACACAAAGTCAGCTACGTTAGTGCCAGTTAAACTTTTAATTGCACTCTTACCAAAGATATATAAAGTATCACGGAATTGTTTAATCTGAATAATATCAAAGCCAACATTAATAATACCAGCACCATTAGCTGGATTAAAATCTGTCTCAGCTAGTGGTGAAGAGAAATATAAATTGTATGGATCTGTAGGATCACCAGCTAAGAACAAATGATTCTTAAATGGTGCAGAATACTTTGGACTGTTGGGTGCATTAGCATGCGTAATCTGAGTGTATGATGTGCCATCATAGATAGCAGCAGGATTAATACCATCAGTCAAAACTATCTTTGTAGTACTCCAGTTATATTTAGAAAACCTAACCTTCTTAACACCAGTCATTGTGACTGTGCCGGGTGTAGTAATGGCAGTCCAAGAAGAAGTGCCACTAACCCACTTATAAAAATAGTTTGTTCCTGCTGATGGTTTTCTACATGCAAAAATACCATCATTCAAAGTTTCAGCTACCATTACACCAAGAACATTACCTGTTCCTGTTACAGTGCCATAAGTATTAGTATATCCACTAATCCTTCTATAGCCACCAGTAATAGATGGCTCATAGTTTACAAGTTGTACAGCAGATCCGGGAGTAAGTTCACCTTGAGACAATACGTCTCCATTGGTGTTAAGACCACCAAGGCAAGAAACTTTAAACCCATTAATCCGATCTGCCATCAGAACACCCTAGCAGTAGAAGGTGTCTGAGTGATCATTGAAGATCTCATAAGGTTGGTTTCACCAATCAACAATCTACGCATTGTCTTGATACCTTTTTCAAAGTTATCTCTGTGCAAAGCAGCACCTTGTTCATTGGATCTAAAGATCATCATGTACATCATTGCACCATCAATCAGAACATTTCTGAATCGATCAGGAACAACACATACATCTGAACCATTAATCAAGTCATCAGGGAAATACCAATAATTGTAATCAACAATATAAGCAGCATTAGCAATTGGTGTAACGCCAAAAGATGTATTGTCTGGTGTGTCATATACAAACAAACCAGAACCCTGACCAGCAGTACCTGTCTGATCTTCTTTAGGTTTTTGTGTTTCGATATAAGCAGTGTAGGTAATGTAGGGAAGTTTCTTAGGGACATTACCCTGAGCTTCAAGTCTATTTAAATAGAAACTATCCCAGTCTACACTGGACATGTTTGTTGGAAAAGTATACAGTCTTTGTCCGGCTGTAAGTGTCTGTGAATAAGACTCAGACACAAAAGGCCATTCTTGTGCAGAGTGCATCAATTCTCTAATGGATGAATTGATTGCGTCTTTAGCAAGACTTTGGATATTTCTCGCATTATCAAACTCAGTGGAGTCCATCTGGACTTCATTAAGTCTGCGTAGCAATTCATTCGTTAAAGAAAGGTATGTTGCCATAACAGGAAAAGGAAAAAGAGAGGACTCTTTTGGAGTCCCCTCTAGATCAACTAGCTTTAGGCCAGTTGCTCACGGTCCACAGAAGCGGGGCCAACACGGTCTTGTGCGTCAACGAGGACAGCAAAAACACGAACTGAACCAGCAGAGATAGCTGTGGTTGAAGCAGCGATCAGCAAGTCCAAGGTGTCAGCAGATTGTGACACGATTGGGTAACCAGCAGTTGCAGGAGTAGCATAAGTGCCCACAGCAGTAGAGCCAGTCAATGCTTGTGCTGAAACGTAAGCAGCAGCGGTAACACCAGTCACGCCCAAGCTCATTGTAATATCGCCAGTGATAGCTGACAACACTTCAAAGCCAGCAGCCAACACAATAGATTGTGCGGGAATCTGGAGAGCTTCGATAACGTCATTGATTGCCAAGGCAGAACCTTTAGCAGTGGTGGCGGTAGCAAAGTTGATAGTGTTTTCAACAACATAAGGGATGTTGCGAAGAGCACGGCTAGGGTGAGTACCTGCGCCTACAGCATTAGAGAGAGTAGTAATAGTTGCCATTTAGTGTTTCTCCTTAAGCAGCGTTGTATTTAGCAGTGACAAGTGCCTCAGGACGCAAAATCTTACGACCATAGAGGTGCATACCACGCACGATGTCAGCGAAGCTGTCGGGATCACGATATGTCTCAGTCTTGGTGATCTGTTGGGCAGTTGCCACAGCAGAGTCATGACCAGCCACAATAACACCGAAGTTGCTGTTTTGGTTAGCTGTACCAGAAGTACCAGCACCTGTACCAACCTTAGGCAAGTTGTTAGAAACAAACACACGGAAGCCGTGCAAGTTATCTACCACCAAACCGTTTTGCAGACCAGCACCACCGAACAAGTTGTTGAACAAGCGTGAATCTTCGTCCTTCAACAATTCGATAAAGATGGGGTCAACGACCAACCAACGACCGTTTGTGTCAACAAACTGTGTGTCCAACAAACGACCCATACGAGCAATCACTTGCAATGGAGTGGCTGTTGCTGTAGGTGCAGCAGTAGCACCGGGCAAACGTGGAGCCAAAGGAATGGAGTGATCGCCAGCAGAACCAGTGGTAATGTTGGAGAAGTCGCCCTTCTTCAGTTTCATTGTAGACAACAACTCGTCAGAACCAGCTTCGGACAAAGCCTTAGTGCCGGGGTAAGTTGTACGAGCTGTACCAGCTTGTGTGTGCTTTGCAGATTGTGCATAGCCAGACAAGTAGCCCAGAACGTCTTGATCATACTGGTCACGCAAACGATATGCTGCACGATCAGAAGCCATCTGCATGAAGTTCACATGTGAGTGAGCAGCTTCGATGTCATCAATCTTGAATGCATAGTAGTTAGCCTGATCAACAACCAGTGTGAAGTCTTCGTCATTCAGGTCTTGTGCTGTGATTTGTGTACCACGAGCATAGTTCTGAACAGAAACTTCTGGCTCTTTGATGATCTTGACAGAGTCGCCCATGTTGGCGATTTCACCGAAGTAGTCATTATTTGTAATGGCTTCAACGGTAGACGATTTACGGAATGCAAGTTGTACTTGCTTGGAATAGATTACTGGGCTAAAGTTACCATTAGGTAAATTGCCGTAACCTACAGCTTTTGGAAATGCCATGATTTATCCTCCTAAGATATAAGGGCATATAATTAAATACGCTTTACATCACCTCAGAGGCTGTGTTCTATTGGGTGTGTAAATAGTAGGAACGCCTCCCTAAAATCTACAGGCCAACAAACTTCAGGTAATTCTGATAGCTTACTGTTTTGCGTTAACTTTTCCAGAGCCTAAGGTGGTTATTGCGGTAACGGCTTAGGCTCCAGAGTGAAAGGCCACAAGGTGACCAATGATAAAGTTATATCAGTAATATAACTTTTGTCAATACTTATCGAGCACTACCACTCAAATCGTATACAAACTTACCAGATTTAATAGCTTTTGAAATAGCTTCTTGGTTAGCTTCATACTCAAAGCTGGTCATTTTATTCACTTGAGACTCATAGAAAGTACCGTTTGTATCTTCAGGAGCAGGGGTAGAACGAGCACCTCTAGTGCCAACGCTCTGTGCTGCTTCTTTAGGACTAGTTTCTTTCTTAGTCTTAATACCTTTGTCAGCTTTATACAAGTCAATGGCTCGGGCTGCTGCTTTAGCGTCTGAGTCATTCTCATACAAAGCCTGTTGCACCCACTTAGGCTGGTCTTCAACCCAGTCATGGAATGCATCATCGTCACGGATAGAACCAAAGTCTGGATGCAAACGCATCAATTCAGCTTCTGCTCTTTCCTTGGCGGTTTGTTGTTCTCTTTCATCAAGCTGACGGAATCGGTCTTCAATTTCTTTAGCCTGTTCCTTAGCCTTCTTCATAGCAATGGTTTCAACAATCTTAGCAACATCAGGATACTGTGATGCCCATTCATTAAGTTCTTCCTCAGTTTTAGGGAACTTAATTTGCTTAGTAGTAGACTGCTCCAGTTGAGCTTTCAATGCATCAATCTGACTTTGCAGTTGCGTTTGTTGCTGCTGAGAATGTCTACGAAGATCACCATAACGCTTCTTAAAGCTCTTCTCTTCTGCACTCTCTGGTTCAGCACCAGTGTCTGTTGGTTCTTCTTCAGATGGCTTATTAGCTGCCTGAAGTTCTTTCAACTCTGCCTCTTCTTCCTTAATACGTTCCTCAGTAGAGTTACGTTTACCGAAAGGAGAGAACGCTTTTACTTCTTGCTTTTGATCAAGCACTACTTCTGTTGTCATAAATTACCTTTAAAGTTGGGGCTAACTGTAGCTGTCAATACAGGGAGATAGGTAGCCAATGATGGTGGGAATTATTAAGTACCTGTCTGCCCACCTCAGACTTAGGTATTCAAATTATATATTACTTTTGTCTTCTACTTACTAGTCCACCCTTAGCCAGAGGAACAGGAGGTAAGACTTCTGGTAACACTTCAGGTGTTTCCATAATACTTGAGGTGGCTGCATTATCTAATTCTCCAGATAACATCTGTGAATCCATACCAGTTGTAAGATTGTAATCAAGAGCGTCTGAAACATCTACTAAGTCTTGGTCATGTTTGAATGCAGAAGAATCAAACTCAATGTTTTTATTGATAGTATCTTTGTTCTGTTTCTCAGTAGCATACTGAGTAACTTTATCAAACAAAGCTTTTTCAAGTCTCTTGTCTAAGTCACTCTGACTGCTGGTCATTACATCTTTAACATCAGTCTTTTTATTAACTTCTTTTTCAGTGTTGGTCAAAGAAGAGAATACTTTCTGATTGGCATTAAGTCCTGTAATCTCTTGAGCACCTTCTGGAATGGGAGTAGCTGGCTCACCATTGATAAAGGTAACAAACATAGAATTACCGTCAGGCTTCTTAAATTGTTTTACCTCAGGAGTAGCAGGTGTGGGCATACCGCCACCAGCCAAGTGATTCTTTTCACTATCTACTTCACCCATAATGCTATCAATCTCTGCAGAGAAGTCTTCGCCATGAGAGGCTTCTGGGTTTTCAACTTGATCAGCATTACCCATCTGACCAATCTCTTCCATCTTAGCCAGTCCTTCTTTAGCCTTGTCTCTTAATTTCATCAAGCGATCAAGACCGATGTATCGAACAACATCAGCAGGAAGAACAAACTCACCTTCACTAAGTTGTGCAGGAATATCATCTCTCACTTCTTTTTGAAGCGATCCAGTAGGAACTTCATTACCACTTACTGGGTCTGTAGTTCCACCTTGCTGATTCATACCACCTTCAGCAAATAGTTTATCCATGTTATTGTTCAACATTTATTTCATCTCTCAAATATTTAAGATGTCGCAAAGCAGCAATAGCTCCTTGTGCTTTAAAAACATCACTCATCTCTACTGCTTGCTCAAGCTTTCTCTGCTGCTGAACTACGTTGTAATCCAGCATATCGCAGAAGGCTTCCCACTGTAAGTGGTTGTTAGCCATCGGCTTAAGCTTGGGGAGGAACGGCTTGTTGTTGGACATTACCTGCAAATCCTTGTTCACCCGGAGCAGGTGCAGCACCAACTCCAATGTTACCACCACCGCCACCAGTCATATCTTGTACACCGGGAGCACCCTCAGCAGGAGCAGCAGGTGGTGTAGCACCTGTCATTTCCTGATGTTGTTTAAGCAAGTAAGCTTGCAATGCAGCTTCTTCCATGCTGTTAGTTACCTTGTCTGGATCTAAGTCCATACTCTTAGCAATCTCTTTGATGATGTATGGGAACTTAGCAAAGGGCATCAACGCTGGAGAACTAGCGATCTGCAAGAACTGCATCAGTCGCTGGCTTCTCACCTCGTTAGCCATCAAGCTTTCTGTACCCTTAGCTTTAACTTCCAAGTCACCTCTGATCTCAGCATCAAAGTCAAACTGCATGTTAAAGCTGAAGAAGGCTTTACCCAGAGGCTCTAACAAATAATCATCAATGTTCTTGATAACTGTTTTGATATTACCTGATGCAGCACTCATCAACATGCTAATGCCAGAAGCTGTTCTTCCTACACCAGAGATGCCTGTTTGTCCGTGAGAAAATGATGGAATACCTGTTGACTCATCAGCAAGTTGTCTTGCTTTATCAAACAGTTGCAAGTTCTCAGCAGCCACGTTAGGAAACTTAGTTCCAAACAAAGACTGACCCGGAGCACCACCCTGTCTTCTAAACACTTTGCCGGGATAGACAGAAAGTTCTTGACCGGGAACCATATTGGTTTCATCAATCTCAAACACCAAGTTACCAGACAACACGGCATTGTCCACAGCCATACGCATGAAACCATTCATGAGAGTCTGTGTATCATTCATGTTCTCACCAACACCAATACCAGCAAGTGAGTATGGGTTGAGTTCATATGGGGCAGCATGGTAAGGAATCTTGGCTGGCTTAAATGGATTTAATACCAAGCGCAAGATAGAGCCATTGCAATACCAGATGTTGGCTTGCAACTCTTCCATGTCTTCCAACTCTGGAGGAATCTCTACATCGTTCTCTTTGAGAAGATCAATAGAAACATTGCCCCAATATTCCAACACTTCATATCTGCTGATACCGAAGCGAGGAGCATAGTCTCTCAAGTCATCTTCCCAATACTTCTTAACGTAACCTTCGCCTTGCTCAACAACTTGATCAATAACATTACCACGGAAGAAAGGTCTTTTCTTCAGAGCATACATTTCTGTTCTGCTCATCTTGTGACGCTCAATCACATACTGACACTGATCCATGTTGATAGCATCAGGATCCCAATAGAAATTCCAGATTGAAACATGAGACACTTCAGGAACAGTTTTGATGATAGGGGTATACTTACCATCTTCATCCCAGTTTGGATATTCCTTGTTAAGAGCGAATGGACCTTTCATGATGCCTGTACCAAACAGAGCCATCTCAAAGGCAGTAGATCTTAAATGCTTAGTAGCTCCACTCTCATCCAACTGATCTTGAATCTTCTTCTCCATCTTCTTAGCAGCCGCTGCTGCTGGATGGAATGTAATGCTGTTAGGTGTAGCACCGGGGCCATCTCTTAAGTTCTTAACATCCTTAAGCTTCTCTTTATATGGGCCAAGGTTGGCTTGCAATGTATGTGCTGTAGCACCGGGAGGTAAGTCTTTACCATCACCCTTATAACCAAACGGAGAAGGAACTTCCAACTCTGTATCTGGCATGTCTTCAGGTTCTGTAGGATCAAAGTGAACTGAATCAGCAACACCATCAGGAATAGGTGTGGGATCTACAGATAAAGGAAATCTGTTATTAGCAAATAACACATCAGTGATCTGACCATAGGCAGCAAGTGTCTTAGTCTTTGTCACCTTGATGAACACACGAGACTTCTCTGTCTCAGTGAATTGAACATCAGGACCATAGATACCTCTATAGTTTCTGTACGCCTTTAACCAGCGTGTCTCATCCGTAATACGACTTTCTTCAGATTTGCTAAAAAGTTGTTGAATATACTTAACAAGAGAGTCCCCTTGGAAAGTATCATCCCCATCTTTCTTAATATCTTTTAATGCAATAGGATCACTATCCATGAAAGATTGTTTCTCTGCCATATATTACCTTTAATATCCCATCACTGGATCAGCTACCTTCAACCCTGCTGGTTTAGATGTTGCTGGATTATAGTCCCAAATACTACTTCTGGGTCTACTCATTACGCCATATCTAAGGGCATCATATAAGTGATCCTCAGACTTAGTATCAATATCTTCCGGGTTCCTTTTATCCAAAGGAATGATAGGAAGCTGTGCAATTGTATGAATACAGTTGCTTGTTATAACCATTCTTGGTTGTTCTGTAAAGGGATCGAGCTGAAGTCTACGATGTATCTCATTCTTACCAGATACTCGACTACCTGCACTACGATCTGCTGGCCTCCACCTACAACCTTCTAAGATCATCTGTTCAGCAAGAGACGGACCTGTGTCACCACGCTTATGCCAGCAACTACTATCAAGAACACCATAGCGGATAGTCCCATCATTTTCCTCTGCCCTTAAAACCATGTGAGCCAAGTCCTTAGCCAGCACCTTGCTGACGTAAAGCTCACGATAAACTACCAATTGCTCACTAGGAGACACAGCAAACCACACAACAGCACTGTAACTACCATATCCATAGTCACAAGCCCTGAACCTTGTCCAATTTTTAGGGATGTCAAAGGGTTCAACCACATGAATTTGTCTATTAAACTCAGGAAAGGCTGCACCTTCTGCAATATCCCAGTTACCTTCTAACAATTGCTTGCGTTGGTGCTCAGGAAGAGACAACAACATCGTCTCATAGTCACCTGTCTGCATCAAATAAGGGTTATCCGTCAACATAGCAGGGATAAACCTACGCTTAAACAGTGGTTGCCCCTCTTTGCTGTGTCCTTTTGGGTACACTAAGGTGGTTCCACTCTCAATATCTGTCGCATCGAACGCTTTTCCAGCAGGAGAAGGGTCAATAAACATCTTCTTCACCCAAGCATGACCCGGACCACCCGGGTTTGTCGTAGCTCTCATGAAGATTGGTAGGTCAGATGCTGCTGTACGCAGTCGAGAACGCATATAGTTCCACGGAAATGGCGTATGCCACTGCGTCAACTCATCAAAACCAATCCAACTGAACGCCAAACCCTGATATCGCAGTACGTCTTCGTCTCTATCAAGGTAAGACATCCATAGTCTAGCTCCTGAAGGTGCTTCCCACTGCATCTTTCTCTCACTCCACTTGATGCCGGGGTAAATCTTTGGATAAAGCTCTTGGCTTTTCCAGATAAGTTCTCTAAGTTCTTCTGTCGTATGACGCAAAAGCAATCCAGAAAACTGTGGATGCACCATATATCTCAGTGGATCTGCAAGCATGGCATAAGATTTACCACCACCAGCAGCACCACCATACAACACTTCCCTCTCTGACGATGCTAAGAAGAATGTTTGAGGCCCGGGGTTGGGCTTAAACAACACTTCTCTATCATCAGTTATGGGTAGCGGTGTCTCCTCCGAGCTTGCTATCGATATATTCGGTAAGCTTGCTGTAGCTTTCTGACTCGAAGTATCCGGTTTGGTCTTCTTTACCGAGCCTCTTTTCGTACCTTTGCGCTTGCTCAAGGGCTTTTTGGAGCCTTCGGGCAAGGTTGCGGTAAGTAGTGGATTTGTATCCGTGTTTTCGCTCACTCTTTATTCTCTTTAAAAGACCAACATGACTAATCTCTCTGCCACTCACCTTAGTCAACCAAGCAGCTACCTGCCTAGAAGGATATTGCTTTAGATGCTTCTTAGCTTTTTCTAACGCTTCAAGCTCTGCAGGTATTGGCTGCAAGAGGTCAGGATCTGTTTCATCTTGTCTGTAGCCAAATGGAATAGTTCTACCAATTTTTGGTATAGGTACATATGTTTCCTTTTCTCTAGGCTGTGGAAGTATCCAAGCCCCTAAGTCTCTCTCACTCACTCTTATCTTTGGCTGGCAAAATCATAATGCCAGATGGTGACTCCACCTGAACCTTCTCTGTTTTTACCAGACCAGCCCTGTCTAACAAATCCTTAGCAGCATTAAGCTTTTCTTTCAAGCCCAACTCTGTAGGATCTGCAATGCCACTAACAACAGCCATAGCTGCACGAGGAGCATTCATAGCAATGTAAAGCTGTGTAGCTTCAATCACTTCTTCCTTGAGAGTGTCCATAATCATCTTAGTAGCATAGCCTTCGCTATAGCCAGCAAGCTGCCTTGCCTTAGCTGGATTGCCACCAGCCTCAGCAAATAACACCTCAATGAACTTCTTCTGCTGTTCGTTTAGTTCTCTTTTAGCCATCACTTCATCTTCTTTAATGTTTCAGCAAGTCTAGCTCTTTGTCCCAATTTACCGGGAGCCTTAGCAGCCTTTGCCAATGTCTTAGCAGGAATGGTCTTACCTTCCTTAACACCTAGTTCTTTTCTCAAAGCACCGGGCTTCTTAATAGCCTCTTGAATCCATTTAGTAGCCATGATGTTCCTTATAAGTTAGATACGGCAAACTGTTCTTTCACTCGAACAGATACAACGATAGAGCTACCAGCACTTGCTAGTCCTCTTAATTTATCACCAGCTTCCAGATATAACGCATCTGTAATTTGTAACACACTGTTAGGTTCCATCCTCACAGTGGTAGCAATCGGATAGTAAGTTGTATTAGACAATTTATACCAGTCTAAATTAAAAGTAACTGCCGAAGATGTAATATTACTGATGAGGATGGAATCGATAGTGGCTTTAAAACTAGCAGGTACAGTGTATACATCTGCATTGCTAGTTGTAAGCGTTAAACCTAAGCTTCTATTTTTGCTGGTCATTGTGTTAAGTCATAAAAAGAAAGAGAACCTATACCACCACCAGTTGAAGCTACTGTTCTAGCAGCTAATGTATAAATATCACTTACACCAGTTAAAGAAGTACCTAGTTGCAAGTCCCAGTTATAACCAGATCCAGTAGCCAAAGGAACTCTTCCTGATTTACCTGTGGTGAATTCGCTATATACAAGAGTACCACCAGACATAGAAGTGGATGCTAAGTCTTGTTCCACATTAGCATCTGAAGAAACTGCAGTCCATGTTGGTGTTGTTAGTGTAGTATTCTTGAATAAAGCTAACTCATAATTGTCTGAGGTAGTAGGTAAGAAGTTTAAATTGTAAGGAAGTACTACAGCACCCAAAGCTGTTGATGCCATTCTAATTGACACCAATGGTTTAAATGTTGTTGTTAAGTATGTTCCTGTTGTCGCAGATACCATTCTTGCTGTATGTTCAATAGAGGTGGCTTCATACCCCCCTTCAGACATCAACGAAGAACAAATTTGTTTCATTGCTGATGAAGAAGCTACAGTTCCAGTATTAGTTATTTCATAACGAATAGGAAGAATAGCTGTAGTCATATACACAGATGTTTGTGTATTTGCATTGTGAAATGTATGAGCAACAATGAATTGACCATTGATAACAAATCCACATCTAACACTACCAACACCAAGCCACTCAAAATCCATGAACATGATTTGTGTCTTGGTCAGGTCTAAGGTAAAACCACTAGCACCTGTACCATCCAGTTTATCACCGTTCCAGTTTGCCTTAGCTACATAACGTGCATCGGTAGCACTACCACTGGTAGATGTTCTTAAAACAAAGGTGATACCATTAGCACCCTGTTCCAAGAACACACCATTGGCTGTGTTGAAATAACCAACCCTCTGTCTCAAGTTGGTCTTGGCTGTATCCATTTTAAAGGTAACCAATAACAACAAACTCTTACCGGGTTGGTAAGGGAATACCCTATATGTTTGTCTAACCACTTCATCACCTGAGGTGGTAGACACAGCCATACTTACAGAAGACTCATTAGAAAGATGAGTAGCAGCTCCAGAACCAGAAGTGGAAGTACTGAATTGATTATCAATTGCATATCTATTCTGACTATCAAACAATGTATATGGTTGACTTACACGAAGTCTTCCAAATGCATCTGTGTTAGTACCTCCAAAACTAACAGTGTTTCCACTGCTAGTTATTTGTATCTGGCTCGGATAAGAATATATCATTACTTCTTCTTCATTCGTGAAGCTTCAGACAAAGCAATGGCAATGCCCTGCTTTGGATTCTTAACAACCTTGCCACCTTTGCCAGAATGCAGAGTGCCTGTCTTAAACTCATGCATCACTTTGCCAACCTTGGCTTGTTGCTTTTTAGAGAGCTTAGGAGTTGTAGCCATATCAGCACTTCTTCTTAGCCATGCCGCCTTTAGCCATAGCAGTCTTTGGCTTACCTACACCAATCATGATGGCGATGCCAGCTTTACCTTTAGACATCTTCTCTTCAGCTTTCTCTTTTTTCATAGGCTCTTTTTTCTCATGCTTCATCATTGCAGCTTTAGAAGCGTAAGTCTCTTTACCTTCTTTGATCATCTTAGTAGCCATTATTTCTTTCCTTTAGAACCATAGACATTATGGGGCTTCATAGAAGCACCAACACCTTTATTAACAATCATACCACCCTTAGCCAATTTCTTGGGTGGAGGTGTGGAAGTGGTTGTACTATTTGAAGGAGACTTAGAAGCCTCAAACAACTTACGCTCCAACTCATTAGCTCTATCAAGATAGGTATTTCTCACCTCTTGAGGGATAGACTCATCCTTAGCCTTATCCCTATACATAACAATCTTCTCTGATTCGGTAGCCATAGTTTCTCCTTTTAGTTACCACTTAACCTTGTCTGCCCAATACCCAGCAGACATTTTACCTATGGCAATGTCTTTAGCATGTCTTGCTTTAAAACTCTTTTGCCTAGCTTTTTCTTTCTCAGTCGTTGGATGAGCACCAGCACCTTTAACACCCTGCTGCCCAAAACGAATAAGCTTAATTTGATCGCCCTCTTTGGCTAACACAGCATGACTCTTTGTTGGATGCTTCGGTGTTGCCTTAGGTTGGTTATACCCTGAAAACTCTTCACTGCCTCTTTTTATCATGTTTATTCTTTCTAGGAAGGTGTCTGTGTTCTTTCCATCCCTCTGCTCTCATAGCATTTTCTACATCATCTAATGGAAAGACATAACCAGTATTTTTCTCCAGCGCAGCTCTAACATAATAAACATCGCTGTGAAACAAATGAAGCTTATCTACATATCCCCTGTGCAAAGCTAAGGAAGCTTGATTGAACATACTGTAGGGATAGGAATTCGATAACCCTTTATCTTCTAGCTGTTGTCTTGTATATAAGTTTGTTGCCATAATGCTTCATACTAACATACTTTCAGACATAGTCTAGCTAAGGTGGTATGTCAGCATTTAATGCCAATCATAACAACCTATCCCAATGTATGTCTATAAGTGTTGTTGACTGTTTATATCACATAGTGAAATACAACCAACTATACCTAATATCTAGAACATACACCTAGAAAGCCCATAAGGGATGTGTTCATCTATGGCTGTTGTTAGCCCACCCTTTTAGCAACAGCTTTTAACAAGTACCCACATCAAGTCTAGTCTGGTCAGTGTAAGGTGTCATCACTGCCAGTATTCAGGACAAGAGAAACACAGTGGCCCCTATGCTTCCCCTCCCGAGTCTTTTCTCTTCAGCAGCCGATTGCAAGCTCATTTCTTTACCTGTAGCCGGAAGGTAGCCTATACTTTTTCTTCGTATCGCCTGTATGTCAAATGCATACATGGTGCAGGTGGTAGTAGTTTTACACACATTAAAACCAATGTCAAGCTTTTTCTATGGAAAGAATGAAATATGTTGTACCTCCCTAGTCAATGGGTCCATATGGGGGTGTCTTAAGTATCTAGTCAGATTGATTAAGTATCTAGTTGCATGAAACTTAAATGAGAATGATTCTCATCTAGATAGTCTGCCTAGCACTAGCGTGTACACATCTATTTTTGTTCAATATACTGCACATTTAACAGTCGAGATTGTGCAGCATTGTGCATGTTAATCTGTCCCTAATTAATTTTATTGCTGTGTGTGCGTCTGTGTAAACCAGCCTTGGTTAACAGAGCTATTTTTCCTGATTTTTGTACGAGGCCATATACAGCTTGCGCCATACCCCCGGGTGGCCCACGCCCCGCCCCACGCTTGGCTGCGCTGGGGTGCAAGTGCAATGCATGCGTCATGATGTGCGAGGTGATTCAAGGATCAAGAATGCATTCAACTCAAGATAAAATATCTTCAATGAATTCAATGACTTAGAAGATCTTGAATACTGATTCAAAATCGGTTTTCACTGTCAAAAAACGCTAAAAAGCCCATGCTTTTTTTGCATAACCCCACTGAATGAAGGGTCGGTATATCCATCACCGCCATTGATACCCTAGCAAAGCTAAGCCATCCTGCCTAAAATTTAAGCAAATCAACATAAAAACAACACCAAATCAATGAAGTTATCCACAACCCAAAATAGCCTTATCCACATCGTCAAAACCTGAGCCAATAACAACTTGTGGATAAGTCCCATTATGCTTTCTATATTTATATTCACAAAAGATATGACAGCTTTGCTGGCATCTTCTTTTGTTTAAATATAGAAAGATCTGCGTATGTATGCGTAAACCCATGTCTTTCATTTAACAGAAAAAGTATCCCTTTCATCAGTATGAGAAAGGGAAATACTTTTTCTCTTAAGTTAAATGAAAGACATGAAGGAACAAAAATGACGACAATCGACACTCTCTGCCTCACCACTATAGTGCTTAGCACTACTGGTTTAATCGTCCTTTGGGAAGAGCAAATCAAGCTTGCATTGTGTAAAGCGTTTGGTTACAAAGTAACTGGGGTCGGCTTCAAGAAATCCCACTACACTCTCAGCAAAGCTGAAGCATTGCAATGGATGGGTTGTTATGACGAAGCGTTGTTGTTCAAGGGTAAAACCCTTGTTGGTGGTAAGAAAACCATTTGATTGACAGGGTTATCCGTCATCGTTACAATTGAAAGCTCAACGGCAATGTTGCCACAAACTTCCTGAAAGGAAACACCATGAAATTGTTGTCCGTCTCCACTGATGCCAAAACCACCAAAGGTGAAAGCCTTGGTTTTCTGACAGGTATTTTATACCTTGCTCCAGCCACTACCACCAAGTGGAACACTTGTTCCATGGCAAAGATTGCCGAATGTGACAAGGCTTGCCTTTACACTGCAGGTCGTGGAGCTTTCAGCTCGGTTCAGCAAGCTAGGATTCGTAAAACCGAATGGCTCTTCGAGAATACTTACACTTTCATGCTTCAGCTTGCTGAAGACATTACAAAACTTGTCGCTAAGGCTAAAAAGCTAGGTCTAACTCCGTTAGTTCGTTTGAATGGTACTTCTGACATTCGTTGGGAAAACATTGGCGTTGGAGATGTTAAGAACATCTTTGCGATGTTTCCCGAAGTACAGTTTTACGACTATACCAAAGATGTAAATCGTAAAGATTTACCTGCCAATTATGATTTAACTTTCAGTTATTCCGGTGTGGAGGGTTTTCAACCCTATGTCGAAAAAGCTTTGCTTAACAACATGAGAATGGCGGTTGTTTTCCGTAAGGAAAAAGACATTCCCCAAAGCTTCATGGGAATTCCTGTTGTCTCTGGAGACAACTCTGATGTTCGTCACCTCGATGACAAAGTCATTGTCGGACTGTATGCCAAAGGTAAAGCGAAGCTTGATACCACTGGTTTCGTTGTGTAAGCAAAGCTTACGATAGCCTTGCCTAAAGCCTTAGGGCTTTGGAGAATGTTATCTAGCGTTCTATCTAGGGATTTTGCCCCGCTGTGAAGCGAAGCTTATCTCGACTTGCTCTTTAAAAATCTATACTGATGTCGGGTTGTGGTGACAGTGCAACCTATGGATCAGCCCAGTCTGTACAGGGTGAATGTGCAGGACATGCTTACATATCATGTTGATAATATGTGTGAGAGACAATTTCCATTGTGGCACTGGGGTCGGTGCTAGACAGTGGGTTTCTGTTAGGGCTAAAGCTTAGCTTTAACAGAAGCAATGTCGCTTCTCTTTTCCTAAAGGAAACATCATGGTATTAACAACACCAAAGCAAATCGAAGCCTATCGTTTGAGAGTGTTAAGACAAGGGTTGTTAGCTGAGATATACGGCATGAGACTGACAGCTAAAGGCAAGACTTGCTATGCAATCTTGAAGGGCATGGGCTATAAAGGCACTAAGCAACAGGTGCTAAATCAACTCACTATTGATAGTGAAGATGCAATGGCAGAGGCAGCAAATTCCTGAAAGGAAACACAATGAGAGTGTTCGTATATTTCAACCTTCACAAGAAATGCTTCAGCATTAAAGCCTTGGAAGGTGCAATGAAAGGCAAGGTGATTGCCCATCGTGACACCGTCATCCTCACTAGTTGTAAGCTACTTGTCTCTGAGGCAGGGCGACAGCGAGTGCTTCGAGAGAAGCGTAAGAATGTTCATGCTGGTGTTAGTGGCACTTGGATTGAGAACGGACATGAAGATAAAGACTTCGAGCAAATGTCTATGTTCTGGGATGCTGTCACTTACAACCCTTACAAGTATTCAAGCTTTGTTCTCAAAGCTTCGGAGAAACCTGTAGGCTTAGCTCAGGTAGTGGCAATGAAAGCTGTGCCTAATGCTGATGGCGTTAAGCGTGGTGTTATTTATAAAAAGGATTGGTATGTTTAAAGTGTTTGAGAAATTTGGATACGAAGTATGGGCTAGTTGGGACAAAGATGCCGAGGTGTATGAGCTGTTCAATGACAGCGAAGGCAGTACATACATTGGCTGTGCTGACACAATGCCTGAGGCTGTCGCTGTAGCGAAGCTATTCATTGATGAACAACAAGCGGAGGCTAAATGGAACGAGTCATGAAAGCTAAATATAAAGGCATCTGTTGCAAGACTGGTGCAGTTATTAATGTCGGTGACATTATTGTTTACGACAGTGTGAGTCGCAAGGCTTGGCTCACTGTTGACGAAGATCGTATGTTTGTTAATGTTGTAATGTGTAAGTAATTTCCTGAAAGGAACTATCATGGGTTTGGATATGTATGCATTTGCTGTCAATGCTGACAGTGTGGGTGAGGGTGTCGTTGATGTGGCACTGGGTGATGACGCTAAGCAGATCAGCTACTGGCGTAAATTTAATGCACTTCATGGTTGGATGGAAGATCTGTACCGCCTCAAGAAAGGTCTGCGTCACGACTTCAACTGCACCACTGTTCGTCTAACTCTTTCAGATCTAGACAGACTGGAGATGGATGTTGGTGCTAACAAGTTAGTGCCTCGCAATGGTTTCTTCTTTGGCTCTCAGGAAATATATCCTGAAGACTTAGAGAGCGTGGCTGACTTCGTCAAGGTGGCGAGGGAGGCAATTGCCGAAGGCAAGGCAGTGTTCTACGATTCATGGTGGTGATATGCGATACAGATACAAATACATTGTGTGCTATCCCAATAGCACTAGCCCTGTTGCTTCTTTCAAGACATTGAAAGCAGCGAGAGCACACTCAGACAAGATCGTTGATGATCAATTGTTTGAGCACCAATTCTTTGGTGACAAGGTTTACCTTCCACTCATTAAGCGACAACTCATCCTGAAAGGAAACACACAATGAACAAAGTAAGAATGCGTAGTGACTTGGCAGAGGAAGGGTACTCTGTTCCTGCAGGTAAAAGCTTTTACAAGTACGACAACTTAGTTGATGTTGTATTCCTATCGGCTGATGACTTGGAGGATGCAATACAAGGGAATGACCCCGCTGATGGTGACGATCATCCGTTCTGTTATGTGAAGCTTCGTAATGGCGAGTGCTATTACATGATCAGTGCTGACCTCGACTTCCCTGTGAAGATGAAGGTGAGTGAGAGGTTTGCACTGGAACAGTGGTTGTCTGATTACCCTGACACCATGTCCTATGACTCTATTCTTCAGGTGATAGGGCTTGATACTTTTCATTCAGGTGATAACGGCATCATCCTGTGGGAGATGATTGAGAACTATCCCAATGATGACATCATTGAAATCATTGAGAACACTCGCTCCTCTTTCGAGGATAGTGCCAATGATCTAGTGTATGGTGTGGCACTTCATGATGTTATGGAAGGAGCGTGTGACGATTATGAATAATGTTATTAAGACAACCGAAGGTTACATGGTAGAGAAAGCCAATGGTGACTATGCCTGTGATGCTCAGGGCAACAACACATGGGACACATTCAATGAGGCGAGAGATGTTCTCTTCACCTTGGATGTAAGCAAGCAGGAAGAGACAGCTCATACCTTTGGTATGCACTATGCTTATGTTCACCCTAGCTATGCTAGAAACTGGGAGCGTAAGGAAATTGCAACCACCTTCTACACTCCCAAGTCTAAGGTTTGGTATGCATTCATCCGAGGCATGGAAAGGAATGAAGGATTTCCTGTCATTTCCAAGGGTGCTAAGGCTGACATTCGAGGTGTGCTGAAGCGACTGGCTGAGTCGGCTGACAAGTACATTGAGGATGGCAAGTGGATTGATGCACTGTCTAAAGACATTGCCGATGCTAAATATATTTTGGATAACAACCTATGATTAAGAAAAGCAAAGTGTTCACCATCATTATGTATACCGATGCAGGACATGGATGGGCTAAGGTGAAGCGTAAAGTGTTAGAGAACTTGAGCATTGCCCCTGATGTCAGTAACTACAGTTACCAGTACAAGGACAATGTCTATCTCGAAGAAGACTGTGACCTGTCGCTGTTGATACAGCGATTACATGATGATGGTGTGTCAATCCGATGGGTGACTAAGCACACTGATGGTGACAGCAAAATTAGATCTTATGAAAGGTATGCATATGTACAAGATACAAACCAGACTGCGTGACAAGTGGCACTGCCTAGAGTTTGATGTGACAGACAAGGGTGACTTCAAGCCAAGGCGTTATGCCACATTGAACGATGCATCACTGGCACTGGAGCGTTACATCGATGGGTTGTTCTTTGCCAACAAAGAACAGGTAGACTTCGGAAACTTCCGTATTGTTAAGGACTGAAATGAATACAAAGATATTGAAACATGTTCGCCAATTGTTCAACACCGAAGGTGTAGACAAGCGAATCAACCGACATAACCAACGACAGTGGGTGCGTAGTGTTCGCTACCTCGGTGACAAATGGTTGTTAGCTAAACCAGTAACTCGAAAGGACTCAGCCAATGCGTAAGGAAACACCACCGCCTAAGCGTGAAGAGCCACCAGTGTGGCCTTTCCCTACCTATCCCCTGCCTGACAGCGTACCACCGGAGCCTAGACATGAGTGACAAACAACTGTATACTTGGCTTCTTGTATGTACCATTGTGGCACTGGTGGCTGTATGGATGTGATGATGAAGTATCAGCTAGGCTTTGTACATGGACAGCGTGGCCTACCTATGCAGCTCAAGTGGATAGACGAACACTATGTTCGAGGCTACCTTAAAGGTACACACAGCAAACAGCAACACCTACAGCAGGAGGAAAAAGATGTTATCAGAAGTGGACATTCGGGACTTCGACAAACAGCCAGTGACACCATTGTACTCAGTGAAACCCAAGAGCTACATACAGATGCCTAACACTGGTGCTGTCTTCTACTTCGATCATCTCGATGGCATGTATAGCTACTGCCTAGATATGTTCGGAGATCCTATTCAGTTAGTCGCTTGGATAGATGTAATACCTCTGGCTAAAAAGCCTGAGTAAACTGTAGGGGTAAGTCGATAGACATATTGCACTGCCCCTAATTTTGTGGTTATAATAGTTCATCAGTTGCTGACACTCATTCACTTTTCTTAAGGAAACATCATGGCTAAACATGTCATCTTCTCTCGCAATGCAAACAACTCTGCTCTCACAACAGAACGCATTCAACAACTTGCACCTGCTGCTTTCAGCACAACCAAGTCTGACAAACTCACTGATCGTTATGTGTCATTAAACACAAGCGACATCATCCCTGTGATGCAAGATTATGGATATGCTCCAGTGCAAGCGGCTCAGAAGCGTAGCCGTAGCCTCAACCCTGCTCACTCTGCCCACATGTTAGCCTTCGCCAAGACATGGGACATTGACTTTGGCACTGGTGACATTCGCCCTGAAATTATTTTGTACAACTCTCACGATGGTTCAGGTTCTGTGAAGTTGTTTGCAGGTTGCTTCCGTTTCATCTGCTCTAACGGCATCGTTGCAGGTGATGGATTCCAGTCTCGCATCTACCACAGCAAGGCACTCAACGGCTTTGAGGAAATGCTCCGCAACACTGTGGCTACATTACCCACCATGATGGAGCGTCTTGAGAGACTGCGTACTGTGACACTCGATCCACACCAGTCTGTGATGATGGCTAAGCGTGGTGTTGAGACTCGTTGGGACATGCTTGAACAGCAGACCAATGGTGTGTATGCCACACCTCAGACAGTTGCTGATGTGTTGCATGTCTCTCGTTACGAAGACAACTACATGGATGCATTCACTGTGTTCAATCGTATTCAGGAAGGTGTCATTCGAGGCAATGCATTTGTTAAGAGTCTGTCTGACAAGCACCCCAATGGTGTGACTCGTAAGGCTCGTCCTGTTAACAGCGTGAAAGAAAACATCCGCATCAACAGCGAACTGTGGAACATTGCCGAAGACATTGCCTTCGCTTAATAAATAACGGGGGGAATGCGGTGTCGGACTCGGGGGGTTCTCCGTGATGATCAACCGTAGCCGTTAGTACCCCCACCTATACAAGGAAATACATGCATCAAGATAAAGCAATTGGTATGTTCATGGGTCTGTTCATTGGTGATGCACTAGGTGCTCCCCTTGAATTTGTTAGACCACATGAGATGACGAAGACATTGACAGAGATGGAGGGTGGTGGTGTACACAACACTGCCGAGGGTGAGTGGACAGACGATGGTGCTATGGCTGTTGCTATTGCCGATGCTTACATCACAAGCAAACGCTTCAACCCTGAGGCCATTGCCATGAACTTTAAGATGTGGAAAAAAACTGGCTTCTTTGGTACTCGTAATTATGTCTTTGACATAGGCCGTACTTGCAGTGAAGCCATTGAACGCATCACACCAACACATCCCTATGCAGGTAGCTGTAGCTATAGCTCCAGTGGTAACGGATCTATCATGCGTATTGCACCCGTGGTGCTTGCCAATCACAACAGTTTGCCTGACGCTGTGGCACAGAGTGTTGCTGTGTCATTGATGACACATGGTAACACTGACACCATCCACTACATCACTGCCTTTGTTGCTGAGCTTATGTCAGGTAAGAAGGATGATGCCTTCGACTACCTCCGTCATCAGCGTGACTACGATAGCAGAGGCACTATCAATCATGCTTACATCACAGCATGGGAATGTGTAGAAGAAACCTCAAGCTTTGAGAAAGCTTTGGTGATGGCTGTCAACAAGGGTTATGACGCTGACACTGTAGGTGCAGTGACAGGTATGTTGGCAGGTCGTAAGTATGGACTCAAGGGTATACCAACTCGTTGGTTAGAGAAGCTTGTCAAGCGTGATGAGCTTATTGATATGGCAGAAAAGCTCTATGCACTGGGAGGTGAGGATGGCAATTGACTGTAACAAGGATGGCACTGTAGCCGTAGACACTGAATACTTTTGGGAGGACATCGAGAGTTGTCCCCGCAGTAGGAAGGTACAACTGCTAAGCAAGTATGGCGTGGCTGTGTATGGTGAATACTACGGACACAATGAAGATAATTTCTGGACACACTGGGCAGCATTGCCCAAGAAAAGGAAACAAGATGAATAACTTACCAGCTTTTCCTGCTATGCACTTTGACTTAGCAGACAACGAGCATGGATTAACTATGCGTGACTACTTCGCAGCTAAGGTTATGCAAGCTATGCTTGGTCATGGATGGGTTCTTAAGGAAGAAGAGATCCCTGCGAGGGCTTACAAGATGGCTGACAAGATGATGGAGGCGAGGGAAGTATGACTACTAGTAATGATATGAGTTATTACATCGGTTTGCTGAGTTGCTTTGTTGTGGGGATGGTTGCCTACAATGTAGGATATCTGCATGCACAAGAAAGATATCAAGTGACTACCAAGTTCCTATGCCATGAGGAAGTTGTATACAAATGGACAGGTAGTTATTGGTACAAACTAGGGGAGTCTTGTAAGACTGAGGCACAGATGAAGGGGATGACATGACAACAATTTATATTGTTCGTAAACATAAGCGTGTTGGTATGAGGTGGCATGATAACGAGGAAGCATATTACACAGCGTTTGTAATCTATGGAGCTTATGCTCTGAGGAAAGAAGCTAAGGCTGAAGCTGAGAAGAAGAACGCAAAGTCTAGGGATTACATTTACCTTGTAGGAAAGGTGGAAATTAAATGACAACAAAGTTACACAAAGAAACTGTTAGTGCCATTGAGAAATGGTGTGTCAAAAAGAAATATAAATTAATTAGAAAGCCAAGCCATGTAACTCCGCAAGCATATGTTGTGGGATATGCAGCATCGAGGTGTCTTATTATTGCAAGGTGTTGGGCTAATAGCGAACCACAAACAATGGAGTGGGATAAGAAGTATCCACTGAAAGTTGTGAATGAGTTTGATGAAACATTGAAAGCAGGTGACTGGTGTGCAACTGCTTATGTATGTACACAGGGTTGGCAACAAACCGTGGCTATCCCTTTGCCTACTAAACTAAAGGAAAACAAATGACACAAGATCAAATCATTGAGATGCTGAGAGCATCATGCGACAAAGACAAGGTAGACCCAGAACGAAATGGGTTTTGGGTAATCGTTACCGAAGAACTTGAACGCTTTGCCAAGCTAGTAGCACAACATGAGCGTGAGGCGTGTGCAAAGATTGTTGAAGAAAGCAGTTTGCCTGACACATACAGTCAAGAGTGTTTGCCTGAGATTGCAAACGACATTCGGGCAAGGGGACAAGCATGAGTATATCTCCTATTAGCAAATACGATTTGGTGTTACATAATGTTCCGATGTGTGCAGTGTGTAACAAACCAGTTGAACGAGTGGAGTCCATGTATGACATAACTTATGGTGGTAAGCGTTTCATTGTGTACTGTCATGGAGATACAGAGGAGTCCTTTCTTGATGATGTTTGGATTGAAGACTGTTCTAGTGTGCAGTTTGGTCAGGCATTTATTGATAAGCTTCCACAGAAACAATTGGAAAACAAATGAGTCTACCTAGATATGTAACACTGGCTAAGGCTGCCGAAGGCATAACCAAGTGGAGATACAACCCACCTCAGGATGCAGTGGATGCGGGTGTTGTTCAACGCACAGTGCTTGGCACTGACAAGGACAAAGCCTTTGCCTTAGCTGAAGAACTCAATGCACAGCTAGACAACTGGCGTAAAGAACTTAGATATCTTAAAGATATCTCTGAGAAGACGAAGGTGGCTGACTTAGTCAAGGCATACAAGAACAACATCACTTACACCAAGCTCAGTGCTAAAGCACAGCATGACTATCTCTACTACCTACAGGGATGGAAGGATAGCAAAGCTAATGGTGTTGCTCTGTATCAATGCAAGCTTGGTGACTTAGTCACTCCGCATTGTCAGAAGATATACGAGACACATGCTGAGCATAGTGTTAGCTTAGCTAACCACACCTTAGCTGTCTATCGTTTGCTATTCAACTTCGCTATCCGTCACGGCTATATCACACACAATCCATTCAGCAAGGTGCTACGAAGGGCAGACAAACCTCGCAGAACTGTATGGACTAGGGAAGATGTTAGAGCATTCATGAACACTGCCTACTCCACATTCAAGTGGAGGAATGTAGGACTCATTGTGCAGATGGGCTATGAATATGGACAGCGTATGGGTGACATGCGTAAGCTACGATGGGATCAGGTAGATCTAGAGAAGGGTGTGTTGCACTTGGAACAAAGCAAGCGTAGGTCTAGGGTGACTATCCCAACAAGCCAAGGCTTGCTAACAATGCTGAGACAACAGCATGCTGAGTTTGGTTGGCAGCAATACATTGCACCATCCAATGTTCCTGATAGGAAGGGTGGCTTGCTGCCTTATAGCTTGTTCAATCTGTCGAGGGTGGCTAAGCAAATCATGGCTGATGCAGGGATACCTGATGACCTAGTGTTGCAGGACTTGCGAAGGACAGCCATCACAGAGATGATTGAAGTTGGTGTACCAATTACAAACATCATGTCAGTGTCAGGTCATGCCACACCGCAGAGCCTAACACCATACATCAAGAACACTTTGCGTAGTGCAACAGTGACACAGGAAATGAGAGGACTGGTATGACATTAAATCAATTTGAACAAGAGGCTATTGTTCTTGAACAATTGGAATGGCTACTTAACTATGAGCTTAAGCGTGAGGTTCAAGACCAAGACTGGGAACTTATGAGTGCTCTTGTAAGAGTGATAAAAGAATTTCAACCGATAGAAATTGTGAAGGATAGATCATGAGTGCTTGGCTGATTGCAATTGTTGGTGTTGTCTATGCAGTGGTGGCAGTGGACCTGCTACTCAAGGGTAACACTGGGCTAGGCATAGCCTTTGTTGGTTATGCACTGGGTAATGTGGGCTTATATATGGAGGCAGCGAAATGAGTAAATGCAAATGTGATTTAAGAACAAAGCTTGTGGGTGATGGGTGTAGATACTGCAACCCTCAAGAATATATAGACAAGTTGATTGAAACCCTTGAAGAACAGCGCACATGGGAAGGGCTGACGGATGAGGAGTATTTAGAAGCAGAAAGCGTAGTGTGGATAACGATCAATTTGGATTCCGATGAGAAAGAAGCCAATCGAGATTTTTATCAAGCCATTGAAGCCAAACTCAAGGAGAAGAACACATGAAGAGCTGGTTCATCAGTACATACATCATGGCTGTGTGTTATTTAATTGGAGCATTCATTAACTGGGACTACAACGCAGGTAACTGGTCTGAGTTTGCTAGGTTTTCTATAATACTTTTGTGGGCTTTTCTCTGCGGTAGTTGGGTTACTTATGAGGTGAAAAATGAAATTGAATGAACTAGAAGACCTCATCATGGCAGCTTGGATAACTAAAGAGGACATCGACTCTGTGTTGTGGGTGTTACTGGACAGAGAGAAGCAACCTGATGAGGATGAGCTTTCCAATTTATTGTTAGGCATCCATACCCTGCATGATGCTAGAATGACCAAGCTATTCAACGCATATGAGCAGGTGCTCAAGACCAACAAAGTTACCTACAAAGGCTATGGCATTTCTAAAAACACACCTACCTTGTGAGACATGCGGAAGCAGTGATGGCTTATCACTGAATGAAGACATGTCCACCAAATGTTTTGTATGTGATACATACATCCCATCAACCAACAACGAAAGACTAGAAGTGATTGATGTAGACAGCGATACAAAAGATACCAGTGGCTTTATTAAAAGCTACAACGAAGGCGTTAGTGTGAGTGTCTCAGACAGACGCATTAACAAAACTACAATGGAACGCTATGGTGTTGTACGCCATGAGGGTTTCTATTACTTCCCCTATTACGATAGTAATTCCCAACTGGTGGCAGCTAAGCGTAGGGAAGTGAAGGACAAGAAGTTCACCACCGTAGGTGGATGGAGCAAGGGTACTCTGTTTGGACAACATCTCTATCCATCCAATGGTAAGTATCTCACCATCACTGAAGGTGAGTTCGATGCGTTGGCAGCATACCAATTGACAGGCAGTAAGTATCCTGTTGTATCTATACGCACAGGTGCAGGTAGTGCATTGAAGGATGCGAAAGCAAACTACGAATACATCAACAGCTTTGAAAACATTGTGCTGTGCTTTGATGGTGACGAGGCAGGGCAGAAGGCAGCGAAGGAAGTTGCTGAATTGTTTGGTAGTAAGTGCAAGATATTTAAACCTGACCCTGCATACAAGGATGCATGCGAGTGGCTTGCAGAAAGCAAGGAAGCAGCATTCGTAGCTAGGTGGTGGGCAGCAGAGCCGTTCGTACCTGATGGTATTGTTAGTGGCACTGGGCTGTGGGAGTTGGTATCAACACCAATGGAAGCAGCAGATTGTTTCTACCCTTGGAAGGGACTCAACGACATTACCTATGGCATCAGAGCAGGAGAACTGGTTACATTCACAGCAGGTAGTGGACTAGGTAAGAGCCAGACTCTACGAGAAATTGTGTGGCACTTGTTGCAGAACAGCAACGACAACATTGGCTTGATGTTCTTAGAAGAGAGTGTGCGTAAGACTAGCTTGTCAATGATGAGCCTTGCTGCTGACACGCCCCTACACCTACCAACATCTGAGGTATCTGAAGTAGTACGAAAGGATGCGTTCGATAAGACACTAGGCACTGGTCGCCTGTACTTCTTCGATCACTTCGGATCGACAGCCATCGAGAACATTGTTAATCGTGTGAAGTATATGGCTAAGGGACTAGGCTGTAAGTATGTATTCCTAGATCACTTGTCCATCATCGTGTCCAGTCAGGACAATGGCGATGAGCGTAAGGCCATTGACGAAATCATGACCAAGCTTCGCATGCTTGTGCAGGAAACTAGCATTGCTCTCATTATTGTCAGCCACCTCAAGCGTCCATCAGACAAAGGACATGAGGAAGGTGCAACCACTAGTCTAGCTCAGCTTCGAGGCAGTGCTGCCATAGCACAACTTAGTGACATGGTGATATCGCTAGAGAGGAATGGTCAGGCTGATGATCCCATTGAACGCAACACCACCAAGGTGAGGGTGTTGAAGAACCGCTACAGTGGACAGACTGGTCCTGCTTGTAGCTTGCTTTATAACAAAGATACTGGCAGAATGTTCGAGATTGAAGATTCAATGGAAGGACTTATGCTATGAAGAAGTGGGATGGATTTGATAGTGCCATTATGGGTATGGCATCTATATGGAATGGTAATGAACGTGTTGATGTACTGGTCTACCACAGTGACAAGATGGTTGAACAGTTAACAATTAGAGATGGTATGTCTCATGACGAAGCCGTTGAATACATCGACTTTAATATTGAGAATGCTTACATAGGAAAGGACACACCTGTATTGGTGTGGCAGTTTTACGATGAGTGACGGAGGAAAGGGACATACTCAGCGTCCCAGATCAATAGCTGATGAAGAGTGGGCATCAAGGTGGAATGCCATCTTTGGTAAAGACTCAGCAGAAGATTACAAACAGTCGGTAGATGTTAACAATCTCCGACAAAATGATAAGGACAAGGACGATGATCTTCTTAGACATAGAGACAAACCTGAAACATGACACCATCTGGTTATGTGTTACTAAGCACAACACCACTGGTGAGGTAAGGCACTGGCGGGAAGCCGACACCTTGCAACAATACTTAGATGGTGAGCAAGTGGTAGGCCACAACATCATCGGCTTCGATGCCCCTGTCCTGAAGAAGGTATGGGGTGTTAGCATTCCTGACAACAAGTTAGTGGATACACTGGTGATGTCACGCCTATACAAACCTGACATTGACATTGTTATTCCTGAGCAGGGCAAAGCCCCTAGTCCACACAGCCTAGAGGCATGGGGCTATCGCTTAGGTAATCACAAGATTGGCTACACTGCTTTCGATGGTGGCTACACTGAGAGCATGGCTATCTATTGTGAGCAGGATGTATTGCTGCTTGAAAATCTGTACAACCATCTATCAACAGCGATGGTGAAGGAAGGATTCTCTACACAAAGCATTCAGCTTGAGCATGATGTTGCCATCATCTGCCGTGGCATGGAAGACAACGGCTTCATGTTAGACATGGAGAAAGCTATGGTACTCAATGCCACCCTCAGTGGTCGCATGTCTGACATTGAAGAGAGCATGCAGAAGGTGTTCCCTCCTATCGTGGAGCAACGATTCTCTGAGAAGACAGGCAAGCAACTGAAGGATAAGATTACCGTTTTTAATCCCGGAAGTAGACAGCAAATTGCTGAGCGATTGGCAGGGCTTGGTGTTAAGTTTACTAAACACACAGACAAAGGCAATGTCATTGTTGACGAAGCTGTGCTTGAGAAGATTGACTTGCCTGAAGCTAAGCTTGTAGCTGAGTACTTAATGATTCAAAAGCGTGTGGCTCAGATCAGTAGTTGGCTTGAGCTAGTGGGTGACGATGGTCGGGTGCATGGCAGGGTCACTACCAATGGTGCAGTGACAGGCAGAGCAACACACAGTAGTCCTAACATGGCACAGGTTCCTGCAGTGGGTAGTCCATTCGGTGCTGAGTGCAGAGAGATGTGGCGTGTGCCTGTTGGGTACAAGCAAGTGGGTGTTGACCTATCAGGTATCGAGCTTCGCTGCTTGGGTCACTACCTAAGGGATCAGGAATGGATTGATGAGTTGCTCAAGGGTGACATCCACTGGTTCAATGCACAGAGCTTTGGCTTGGTGGATAAGGGTACTGTCAAGGACGATAACAATCCTGAGCATAAGAAGGCTAGGAACACCACCAAAACCCTGACATATGGGGTGTTGTATGGTGCAGGTGCTGCCAAGGCAGGATCAATTGTTGGTGGTAACAGCAGCAAAGGCAAGAAACTTATTGATAGTTTTATCAATAACACGCCCGGCCTTTCTGAACTGAAGAAGAAGATATCTAAGCTGATGGCTAAGGGTCACCTTCCTGCATTGGATGGACGCAGGGTGTGGGTTAGGTCAGAGCATGCAGCATTGAACACATTGTTGCAAAGTGCAGGTGCTATCATTGCTAAGCAGTGGCTTGTTGAATCAACAAAGTTGTTGCAGGAAAAGGGAATAGATGCTAAACTGTTAGCGTTTGTTCATGACGAAACACAATGGGAAGTTAAAGAAGATCAGGCAGAGGAAGCAGCTAGGCTCATCGAGCAAGCAGCAACCAAGGCAGGTGAAGCTTTAGGTTTCCGGTGTCCGGTTGATGCCGAAGGTAAGGTCGGTAACAACTGGCGTGAGTGCCACTGACGATACAAGTGGGTTTTCATATTGGAGAAAATTATGAGTGAAGAAAAGAAAGCCATTAAGATTAAGGCTGATGTGTTCTGGTGTCAACACAACAAGGTGAATGACATGTCCGGCAAGTTCCAACTTAACTTGTGCAACTTGTCCGATGCTGCTGTTGAAGCATTGGAAGACATGGGCATCAGTGTTCAGACTGGTGAAGAGAAGAAGGCTGACATGGGCAAGTACATCACTTGCAAATCAGAGAAGCCTATCCGTGTCTTTGATACGGACAACGATGAAATCACTGAAGCAATTGGCAACGGCAGCAAAGCCAAAGCCTTGGTGTCTTCATACTCTTGGACATACAAGAACAAGAAAGGTGTTAGCCCTTCGTTGAAGAAGCTGGTCATCACTGAGTTGGTTGAATACTCTGCAGCCAGTGGCATCAGTGCAGACGATGAGGATGTGCTGTAATCTTTGATTGACAAAAGTACACTTCTTCGATATAACTTACAATGTAATCTATCGAAGGAGTGTATGATGACTAATCAATTTGTAAGTCCACAAGTTGTTACGGATACCCATAAGACATGTAGTAAGTGTAAAGAATTTAAACCCTTTACAGCTTTTCATTTAGATAAAAAGAATCCCAAAGGAAAAGGATATGCTTACTACTGTAAAGAATGTGCTAATGCTAATACAAGAAAGCATCATAATCTTCACAAAGATAATGATGAGTATCAGAAAAAGAAAAAGAATAGTCAAGTAAAAAGAACCTATGGTATTGATTTAACTGAGTATACTAACAAGCTTATACAGCAAGGATGTAAGTGTGCTATATGTAAGATAGACCTTCCAGTTTCTGGATTGTTTACACATTTAGATCATGATCACTCTTCAGGAAAGCTTCGTGATTTCTTATGCACAAACTGTAATAGGGGTCTTGGTCATTTTCAAGATAACAAGGAAATTCTAATGTCAGCTATAGAATATTTAGAACTACACAGTATCACTGATACCACTAAGATATGAAAGCATTATATGACGCTGACATATTCTGTTACAGATCAGCATCCGCATGTGAGGACGAAGACGAAGCAACGGCACAGCGAACACTGCACCGTTTAATTGTTGATGTCCTCATGTGTGGTGTTGATAACATCTATCCTGATTGCTTTGTAGATGAGTGGCATTTCTACCTAACAGGTAAGAACAACTTCCGATATCAGATAGCAACCACTGTTCCTTATAAAGGTAATAGAGTTGATAAGCCTAAGCCAAAGCATCTAGCTTTTCTTAGAAACTATTTGGTAAAAGAATGGGGAGCCACCATCTCTGATGGTCAGGAAGCTGATGACGCAATTGCCATTGAAGCTACAAAGCTTGGTGACAATTGTGTCATTGTGTCTTTAGACAAAGACTTAGATCAGATTGTTGGTTGGCATTACAACTTCGTTAAACATCTAGGCTACTACATCAAACCAGAGGAAGCTCTGGTCAAGTTGTACACGCAGATGCTGACAGGTGATGCTGCTGATAACATCAAAGGATTGTTCCGTGTTGGTCCAGTGAAGGCAGCCAAGATACTTGGAGATTCAACGGATGAACTAGAGCTATACAACAAAGTGTTGGAAGCTTACGAGGGTAATGCTGAGCGTGTATTAGAGAATGCTCAGCTTCTTTTTTTACGCAGATATGAAGGGCAGATATGGACTCCTCCGCAAACTTAAAGCCTAACGACATTGCACTGATTCTCCGTCCTCATATTGTTGATGGTAAATATACAAACACATTCAATGTGTTGGTCAGTGGTTATGGACCAATGACTATTAGTCAAGATGATGTAGACAACCTGCTAGGGATGGCTATGATTTTGGCATCGGTTATTCCACAGATGGAGGCTGATGATAAATTGGCTGATCGTCTTGTAGAATATTGTGGTAAATATTTTGCTGATGTGGGTGAGTTTGAATACAACCCAGACCACGACAGCTTTGGTGATGGTAGTTTCACCATTAATACTAAAACAGTTGGAGGTATGCAATGAATGTAGATGAAACACTAGCTCAGCGAGGAACTAAGTATGGCAACTATAAAGAAGATGTCTCTAGAGTTTCGCAAGCATTGAAGGATACAGTACGATCAGGTGCTGTATGGAAAGAGATGGACGATGATATGAAGGAAAGCCTTGATCTCATCTGCAACAAGATCTCTCGCATTGTCAATGGTGATCCTTGGTATCATGACTCATGGCATGATGTAATTGGTTACGCACGACTGGTTGAAGAAAGACTGGAAAAATTATGATCACAGTGGACATTAGTTTAAAAGTATTCTTTAAACCAGAAGACCTGCCTAATGTCTATCTGAATGAAGAAGTGTTGAGCGAGGTACTCATCGAGAACCTGACAGCCTCATTGGAAAGAATGGATTCACATGAAGTGGTGTTCCGTCATGTGGATGTGGAGGGTTTGGAATGAAGGTTAACTCTGTAACAATTAGGGAGGCAAGCAATGGTTATGTTGTTGAACATGTTGCTGAGTCCGAATATGATAAATACCTTTCTGAGTTTGTTGCTTTGGATATTGACGAAGCACTGGCGATAGCAAGGGATTTATTTGTGCATTACGATGCTGCTGACATGTCGCATTTAGTAGATACAAAAATTGGTAGATAAGAAAAGAAATGGTGGTGAGTGGACAGACGCTAGGTTTAGAAGCTTTGTCACCTCAGCACTGAGAGCTGCGTCTAGGCGTTGGCCTCCTAAGTTCAAAGCTTTGAAAGAAGCTTTCGTTGGCAGGAAGACTAACAAGAAGACAGGCAAGTTGGCAATGCATTACAAGTGTGCTAAATGTAAGAAGCACTTTGTTGCTACCGATGTACAGGTAGATCATGTGTTGCCAGTGGTAGATCCTAAGGTAGGATTTATTGGATGGGATTCATTTATTGATCGCATCTTCTGTGAGATAGAGAACCTGCAAGTGTTATGTAAACCTTGCCACAAGGTGAAGACAGAAGAAGAGAAAGCCAAAAGGAAAAAGAAATGAATGTAGAAATGATAGATGAGTATACTGATGGTAGTGCTACATACCAATTCGATTTGAATTGGGAAGAGCGTAACATCCTACTCAATCTTGGTATAATCACAGCCCTTAAGAACGGCATTAATGAAGGAGCTAAGTATGTCGGTAACACTGATCTGGGCAACCCCGAATGCGGAACATCTGATAGCGTACATGGCGAGGGTGAGCAACCCTGAGAATCAGGACAATCCTGAGACAGCCCCTAAGCTGTTGAAGTATTTGATGAATAACAAACACTGGTCACCTTTCGAGATGGTCAATGTCTGTATGGAAATTGAAACTACTCGTGACATTGCTCGTCAGATCCTGCGTCATCGTAGCTTTAGCTTCCAAGAATTCTCACAACGCTATGCCATTTCCTCACGCTATGAAACCAGTGAGGCAAGACTGCAGGATAATAAGAATAGACAGAACTCAATTCCTGTACAAGACCGTGAATTGCTGCAGGTATGGCAAGAGATGCAAGAGGAAGTTCTAAGCGTTTCTAAGCGATCCTATGAGGCTGCGCTGGGCATGGGCATAGCTAAAGAAGTTGCTCGAAAAGTATTGCCTGAAGGTCTAACTACCAGTAGAATGTACATGAATGGTACACTTAGAAGTTGGATGCATTACGTTGACATTCGCTGTGACAAAGCAACACAGAAAGAACATCGTGAAGTAGCAGATCAATGTAAGGTAGTACTTACAAACTTATTCCCTTCACTCTTTGAGACTCAACATGTGGCTTGATACATATCAGAAAGCAGCTATGACATATCGTATGCCATCAGCTAACAAACAATACGCCTTCCTTAATCTGGCAGCAGAAGCGGGTGAGGTGCTGTCCTTAGAAGCTAAGCGTATCCGTGACTTAACTCATGATAGTGATGGCTTTAAAGCCTCCTTAGCCAAGGAACTAGGGGATGTAATGTGGATGGTTGCAGCCATTGCCACAGACCATGACCTATACATGTCAGACATTTGCCAATCAAACCTACAAAAGCTAGAAGACCGGAAGTCTAGACAAGTTATTGGTGGCAGCGGTGACAACCGCTAATACCTAAGTAGTATTTTGCAAGTGCCAGTAGTCTGAGGTATAACTACCTTTCTTTCACGGGAGCTTAGGCTCCCTTTTTTCCCACCATAACAGGAGTATTTATATGGCAAAGTATAAGGTCAACATTGACCTGTCTCGTGATGCATTGTTCGATGAACTAGGTATTCAGAGATTGAGAGAAAGTTACATGAGAGAAGAAGAGGTTAGTCCTCAAGAGAGATTTGCATATGTTTCGGAATCGTTTGCTTCAAATCAAGACCATGCTCAGCGACTATACGAATACAGCAGTAAGCATTGGCTTAGCTACTCTACACCTATCCTATCTTTTGGTCGCTCTAAGCGTGGCCTCCCTATTAGCTGTTTCCTTAACTATATGGATGATAGTGCAGAAGGTCTGGTCGATAACCTATCAGAAACTAACTGGCTATCCATGTTCGGGGGTGGTGTCGGTGTGCATGTGGGCATCCGTAACGGTGATGATAAGTCTACTGGTGTCATGCCTCACCTTAAAATTTATGATGCCAGCTCCTTGGCCTATCGTCAAGGTCGCACAAGACGAGGTAGTTATGCTGCTTATCTAGACATCCATCACCCTGACATCATCCAATTCTTGGAGATGCGTAAGCCAACAGGTGACCAGAATGTACGCACATTGAATCTGCACCACGGCATCAACATCACTGATGAGTTCATGACCATCATTGAGAATGCCATGAAAGACCCAGACTTTGATGACAGTTTCCAACTGAAGAATCCTGCCAATGGTATGGTTGTTGACACTGTGTCTGCCAAATATCTATGGCAGAAAATCCTAGACCTACGCATGCAGACAGGCGAGCCATACTTGGTGTTCATTGACACAGCTAACAAAGCTTTGCCTCAGTGGTTGAGCAGCAAAGGCTTGAAGATTAATGGCAGCAATCTGTGTACAGAAATCTTCTTACCAACAAATGAGAAACGCACAGCAGTGTGCTGCTTGTCTTCTTTGAACTTGGAATACTATGACCAATGGAAGAACGACAGCCAGTTCATCTTGGATGTTATGGAGATGTTAGACAATGTCTTGCAATACTTTATTGACAGAGCACCATCAACAATTGCCAGAGCTAAGTACAGTGCAATGATGGAACGTAGCATTGGAATCGGTGCGCTAGGCTTCCATGCTTTTTTACAGAAGAAAGGTATTGCCATCGATGGAGTGATGGCTAAGAGTTACAACAATGAAATATTTAAGCACATACATGCTTCGTGTCTCAGGGCTGATGCTGTCTTGGAGCAACAGCGTGGGAGTTGCATCGATGCTGGTCACGGTAATATTAATAGAAGGTTTAGTCATCACACTGCTATTGCTCCTAATGCCAGTAGCAGCCTTATTATGGGGAATACTAGCCCTTCAGTCGAGCCGTACAGAGCGAATGTCTTTAGGCAAGATACACTTAGTGGAGCGTTCGTATATAAGAATCGGTTCCTGAAAGCACAACTTGCTGCACTGGGTTTAGATACTGATGAGACATGGGCATCCATCATCAGCAACGAAGGATCTGTACAGCACCTAGACATTCCTGAAAACTTGAAGGAAGTGTTTAAGACTGCTATGGAAATTGATCAGCGTTGGCTCATTGAACTTGCAGCAGATCGTCAGCAATACATTGACCAAGGCCAGAGCATTAACCTGTTCTTCCCTGCCAATGTATCAATTAAATATCTGCATGCCATTCACTTCCTTGCTTGGAAGAGTGGACTAAAGAGCTTATACTATCTTCGTTCTGAGAAGGTGCGTAAAGCAGATAAGGTGGGTGCTCAGATTAAGCGTCAGCGTATTGAAGATGAAATTGATCTGAAGACGGTGGCAGACGGTGATACTTGTTTAGCATGTGAAGGTTGATATGGTAAGGACTAAGTCAGATATTACGCAAGAGCGTACAACATTCAAACCATTTAAATATCCTTGGGCTTATGATGCTTGGTTGCAACATGAGCAAAGCCATTGGCTTCATACAGAAGTACCAATGTCTGAGGATGTTAAAGACTATAAGAAGCTGAGCAAACAGGAACAAGAGTTCCTTACTAAAATCTTACGCTTCTTTGTGCAGGGTGACTTGGATATTGGCAGTGGTTATCATGACCACTACATCCCAGTGTTCAAGCAACCCGAGGTGAGGATGATGATGAGTGGCTTTGCAGGTAGGGAAGCCCTGCATGTGGCAGCCTACGCTCACCTCATTGAAACCTTGGGCTTGCCTGAGTCTACCTACAATGAGTTCCTCCAGTACAAAGAGATGGTGGAGAAGCATGACTACATTAACAATCTTAATGAAGCACCAATGGCTGAGAAGATTGCAGCCATCTCTGCATTCGGTGAAGGCATGCAACTATTTTCTAGCTTTGTTATGTTGCTTAACTTTGCAAGGAATGGTAAACTCAAAGGACTAGGTCAGATCATTGCTTGGTCCATCGTGGATGAGACTCAGCATGCTGAAGGTATGATTAAAGTCTATCGTGAATATGTTAAGCACCATCAGGACGAAACCACTTCGGATCGCATTAAAGAGATTGCGGATCAGATGGTTCGTCTTGAAGACCAATTCGTTGATCTCGCTTTCAGTATGGTTGAAGTTGAGAAACTCACGAAAGAAGAAGTGAAGCAATACATTCGATACATTGCAGATCGCAGACTCATCTCTATGGGAATGAAGGGCATCTACAAGATCAAGAAGAATCCTCTGCCTTGGGTAGATGGTATGCTTGGTGTTAGTCACACCAATTTCTTTGAGCAACGTGTAACAGACTACAGCAAGGGTGCTACCACTGGTACATGGGATGATGTATGGGGGAAAGCCGCATGATAGTATTTGATTTAAGGCAGGGCATTGGCTTTGATATTGAATTCAATGAAACCATTTGTCACATCATTGATGATGGTAGTGACACTGATAAATTGTTTTCATACAGTGGTATAATTTTAAAGTTGCCATTCATCAGTGTGTACATTGGCGAGTTCGATGAGATAGGTGAACTCGTTAAAGGTAACAAACCTACAAAGGATTAACATGCAAGTTAAGTCTGAACGATCTGCACCATTGCGTATTCAATTTGAACAGGGCTATAAAGCTTTCAGACATGGATGGTTGGTCAATCAATATGACCCCTCATCTGTGGCAGGTAAAGAATGGCAGCGGGGATTTGACCGTGGCTACTTCGATAACATTGAAAGACTCAATGGTCACCAAGCGGTTCGATAAAGAACTACACGACACCTACGACAAGTTTGGAAGAGATATAGTTAAAAGCTATGTCTCTTCTTTTTGGGATATGGAAGCTAGAGATAATCCTGACAGGTATGGGATTGATCTGCATCTGTACAAAGATGACTTGTTAGTTGGATATGCTGAGGTAGAAGTCAGACTGTCATGGAAAACTGTAGAGTTTCCCTATGAAGATTTGAATGTACCTGCTAGGAAGAAGAAGCTCTTAACACAAGAGATGCCTACATACTTCTTCTCAGTTAACAAAGATGGGACAGCCTTGTTCCATTGCGAAGCTGCTGCTGTGTTAGACTCAGAGATCAAAGAGTCTAGAAATAAATATGTCTACCAAGGAGAACTCTTTTACAAGGTTCCTCTTGATAGACTATCTTACATATGCCTGTAGCTCAACTGGATAGAGCAACAACCTTCTAAGTTGTGGGTCAGGGGTTCGAGTCCCTTCAGGCATACCATAGGTTTAATACTTAAACCGTTCTACGGCTGGCTAAACCTCCCTTAGCCAAGCCGATTCTTTTTGTATTCTTAGGATTGTTAGGATCAACA